ATATTAACCCATTCATAGCCGCTATAGCTATCTTATCTCTTGTATTCATTACTCTTTCTCCATATCAATAGGTGCATTGATCTCTTTCATATAATCTAAAACCGCTTGTGCTAAAACACTTTTATTATCTTGCCTCATACATAGCACTAGGCGTTTTATATTATCTTGTTGTATATCAAATTCAAGCTGCTCTAAAAAGGCTTTAAATACTCCAAAGTTCTCTTGGTCACGATTAAAATCAATAACCCATCTATCATTTTCTGTTCGGTAGTTTAGTATTATTTGACTGCTCATCATTCGTCCTTCATTGCAATGTCATCTATCAGTATATAGTCGGCGCTCATACCTTGCATTTTCTGTGGTAAATTTTTATTATTAATAACTACTGCCCCCGTCATATGATCTGCAAACCCTTGCATAGCGGTATTAAATGTTTCAGTATCTACCGACTCTCTTAATTCTTCAATAGCTCTCATAAAATATTTTATTGTTTCATCTCTAGTCATTGCCATTTTTCTTCTCCCTTTCTTCTAACATTGCATCAGCATAGGCATACGCTGACTTACTTAGAGCATGTTTATTTTTCTGCTCTCGTTTTGGGTATAATAAATCTTCAGGATCGCACCCCATATATTGAATAAACCCCTGCAGTACAGCTGTTGCTATCGTATCTCTTAGTTCAGTCATCTTTTTTTCCTCTCTGCCAGCATTCTCTCTTCTAACATTGCGTCTGCCATGATGTATGCAACTGAACTTATGTATTTATAATCTATATCATCGTCCATAGCTAATACCCCTTGCATTGCAAGTCCAGCAAAGTGGTCACGAAGGGCTGCAGTATCATCATTACGAACTTTGGCGCTGTAGCCATCGTGGTACAAATGTGCTGCAAACTTATCTACGTCACCACTTCTTATGTTACATTCCGCTGCTAACTTTCTTACTTTATTCATTCCTCACCTCCAATGCCATGATGTTTTTCAGCATCTCTAAAACCCAAATAATATCCTGCAATGCCCTCGTCTGTTATATTAGCCCCAGCAAGTACATCGAGTTTATCTTCACTCAAAGGCTCTTGCTTCTTAACATATATTTTGCCATCAATAACGATTGTATTGCCTAGTTCAGGAAAACTATCAATCTTACCAATTAGATTCATTCCCCACCTCCAATACCGTGATGCTTTTTCAATAGCTTTGTTAGCTCCCCTATACGCCATGAGCAAATACATATAGCTACCGTTAACAACCCTATAGAAACTATCATTACCCACCTCCAATACCGTGATGCTTCTCAGCAAATTCAACACCCGCCCAATAACTGTAGGGATGTGTGGCTTCATCATCAGCTTTAAAACCGTTTGATATTTCTATACCAGTTAACGGTTTTAACGGTGCTGAGTATAGCTCTGTAACTATACAATATTTATAAACTCGTTCCATTGGTTTAACCGTATGAATCTCTTTGATAGGCTCATTATTAAAATGGGTTTCTACCATCCAAGCCACAGGCTCTGATGTAGGCTCAGGTTGGGCTAGGAATGTTTCAATGTCTTTGTATAGTCTGTGGCTAATGAAAAAATCACCATCATCATCTCCAGATATAACTCTTTCTAACAATTCTCTTTCTTTACTCATTTGCGTTCTCCATCAAATGTCTTAATGGTTCTAAACTGACCACATTTATTTCCTGGGCTTTCCTTGAACATATAACACCATTGATAAGTAGACTCTGCATATGAACCTAATTTGTAATAGCAATTCTTACAATCAGCATCAGGTAACTCTCTTTCTTTACTCATTCCCCACCTCCAATGCCGTGATGCTTCTCAGCGTCTCTAAAACCCAAATAATATCCTGCAATGCCCTCGTCTGTTATATTAGCCTCAGCAAGTACATCGAGTTTATCTTCGCTCAAAGGCTCACGTTTTGGCGGTGCAGTGTAGAGAGGAATTAAATTTAGACCCTCATAAAAGTTGCAAACAACCCTTTTAACAGGCTCGCCATATTCATCTACCCACTCATGTAGCCAAGCCACAGGCTCTTGCTCAGGTTCAGTAGATATATAAACATCTCTAGGATCTATTCGTTGCCCTCCTTTAGAAAAGCTTACCCCGTAGGTTGTTAAATCTTGGAACTTATCTTCTCTATCTTTACTCACCTTTCTTCTCCAATTCTTTTACATAGTCGTTTAGCTTAGACTCAATAATCTTTTTAACTTTAATAGCAATATCAGATTGCGCAACTTCTCTACCTATTGATGCACCCGCCATCATGTATATTGTTTTCTGCGATGGTATAAAAAAGCATACCACTACAATTATTGCGCTTATGTGCCCTATTTTTTTACAATAGTCTACCGTTTTAGAGCTATCGTCATCCTTATCCCGCATATTTACCCCAGCAAAAATTAAAGCGCCAATAATAACTGAGACGGCAATAACTCTAATAGCTGGAACTCTGTCAGCTAAATCCGCAACATAAATCAATAGTTCAATACTCATTTCTCTTCTCCAACATTATATGAGATGCAATCTATCATTATTTGTCTTATTCTTTCCTCGTCAATAGTATCTTTTAACGCTTGTTCAAGTTCTGCTTCTTCATTAACATATATTTCATTTAAGTAATCTTTGACCTCATCAGCTAACCATTCGTATTCCTTGTCGTCTTCTAGTATCCTTGCTACTTTTTTAAATAGGTTTACCACTGCTTCTCTGTTCATCACATACCTCCAAACTCAATAAATAGGTCACACTTATCTTCATCATTATTTAACTCTTTCTTAAAGTCCCCAAACCACTTAATCGGAGCTGGGTCTATTTCAATAGTCAAATGCCTTTGACACGCTCTGCGTTGATCGCAATCTGTACCCAAGCACCTAGCGTTGTCATTTGGCAATGGGTATTGCATTTGTTGTAGTTTCATGCGTAGACCTCTGATTTATTTCTACGAATTTCGTCACAGTACTTTATGATCTCTGCGTTATTTCTCATGAAATTAACTATATGTACTGCTGCTCCGGTAAGTTTTATAGGTTTCTTTTTAGGTGAGTAGAACGCCACAACCTCACGTACATATGGTAACCACTCTTCGATCTCATCACGGCAGTATAGAGAAGTACCGTCACAACGTGCCATCTTAGCTTTAGGCATCTTATACGATTCGGTTTTACTTATCTTGGTTGCCAGATCCTCTTTAACACCGATCATTCGACCTATTTGTTTGAGCGTTATTAAATAACTACCGTCCTCTAGCATTTCCTGTTTCTTTTTGTTCTTGTGATACCATTCTCGTCTAGCAGCTTTCTCTGCAGTATCATTAGTTTTTCGCCTAGCAATTCGTTTAATTTTTAATTCTTCTCTATTTCTTTCTCGATATTCTTTATTGCGAAGAGCTTTTTTTATTTGCTCTTCTGTTTTACGTTCTGTTGCAACGTCTTCTTTTCGAACTGAACGTTTAGCTGCATTGATACGCTCCTTATTTTTATGATAGTAAGCGAGAGCCTTTGCCTTATTTTCTTCATGGTTTTGGTAATAGTGAGTATTCATGCGACTTTATCCTCGACCCAAAACGGGTGGTTCTCTCTTTTAGCTTTAAGATGCGCTTCAGATGCTTGCTCTGCTGTATTGAAATAGCCTAAGTTTTTATATTTTTCGTTGAGTTTTATACGCGCCGTCCATTTTTGATGCCGCTTACTCCAACTGACACCCCTGAAGCCCGACGTGTTATCCGTTCGAGGGCTTGATTGATTGTGACTATTTTCTTGATGGGTAGCTAATCGTAAATTACTTATACGATTATTACTTGGATTTTCATCAACATGATCTAATCCTTTTTTTGGAAATTCCCCATAGATATATAACCAAGCTAATCTATGCGCAAGATATAATTTACCATCAAGCATGATTTTAATATATCCATCTTGTCGTTTATGCCCAGCAACAGAACCTGTTTTAATCCTATTGCTTCTTTGCGTAAGATTAATAAAAAGTCCCGTTTCTGGATCGTAAGATAATAATTCTTGTAATCTTTGTTGAGTTATGATATTTTGTAGTCTCATTGTATTACTCCTCGTTGTATTGATTGCGCTCGTTGGGCATTGGGCTCCCTTAAAAAAGGAGCCTTTTTTTTATTCTATACCTTGTAGTCTAGTCATATCACCATACATATCTCTAAACAAAGGCTCTTGCCCACCATTCAATCTTTCATTGACAGCGTTATCTACAATGATACGTTCTGTTTGCTGTAGCATGTATTGATTATGTTGCGCTTCTTGTTGTTGCTCTAATGAATTGTACCCATGATAGGTATGACCATAACCGTAATCCCCTTCTTCAACAGCTAGAGCGGATGTTGATATCGCCAGTAATATGATTAATTTTTTCATTTGTATTCCTCGTTGAGATAAGTAATAAAGTTCCAGTTACGTTTATCTGGAATCACAGACGGGCGTTGTGATCGTAAATACAACATGCAGATCGGATATAAACTCAATAAGGCTCCACACTTGTATTCTCGGTGTTTATTATCCCCAACATCCGATAGGGTATCCACACAAAGAAATCTCTCTGTTGCTAAAGAATTATACAGAAGATTTACATAATGTAAACAAATAATATTTACATTATGTAAACAAATATTAAATCTCTTTGTATTTCAAAGCTTTAAGCAAGTCTTCTTGGGTTGCATCTTTGGCAGCGAGTGCGGATATTACACGATCATCTACAGTATCTCTTGCGACAATATGAATAATTCGAACAGGTTTTTCCTGACCCTGTCTATATAGACGAGCATTAAATTGTTTGTAATACTCTAGGTTCCAGTTAAGGCCAAACCACACAGCTAGACAGCCACCATGCTGCAGGTTAAGACCGTGCCCGGCTGACTGCGGATGAGCTAAGAGTAAAGGTATCTCACCTGCATTCCAACGTGTAATGGTGTTTGGATTCTGATCCAATACTTGAGCTTTAGGAAAGCGTTTCTTTAGGCGTTCAAGGTCAGTTTTAAAGTTATAAGCCACAAGAATACTCTCGCCCTCATTCTGCTCTATAAGCTCGTGTAGGGTATCTAATTTAACCGAATGTACTTCTGCCCAATTCTTATGCTCATCTGTATAAATAGCTCCGTTAGCGTACTGTAAGAGTTTATTTGCAAGTACACCTGCAGAGAGTGCTTCAACGATTTCCCCAGATTCCAACTCTAATAACAATTCTTTTTCAAAAGCATCATAAGCATCTTTTGCAGCAGTGGGTATATCTACAAACTCAGTCAGATCTATACGTTCAGGTAGCTCAAGATAGTCCTCACCTTTCATAGACAATACCATATGCGCTATAGCATTATGAATAAGTACATCTGCCCCTGCTCGTGGTGTATATTTGTACCCCATATAGTCAGCTTCAAAGAATCTTTGCTTATAAGCCGTCATTGTACGGCCTATTGCCGTACCACCATCTATAAGATACATCTGCGCCCATAGGTCGAGCAAACCATTAGGAGCAGGTGTGCCTGTAAGTAAGACCATATAATTAGTAAAAGGTATTATCTTTTTTAAAGCTTTAAATCTAAGGCTGGTTGCTGATTTAAAAGAACTGGACTCATCTATTACGACCATATCAAAAGGCCATTTCTTACCGTACTGTTTAACTAGCCAAGGTACATTCTCACGATTGATTGTATAGACATCTGCTTCACGGTGAAGACTTGTTAATCTTTCACGCTCTGTACCTGTACACACTTGAACTTTCATGTGTTTTAAGTGTCGCCATAATTTCACTTCGTTATGCCATACAGAGTTGGCTACTCGGAGTGGAGCTATGACCAGTGTTTTATGTACGCACATCTGATCTTGTAACTCAGATACAGCAGTTAGAGTACTGGTTGTTTTACCTGCGCCTAGAAAAAGAAATAGAGCACAGCGTTTCTTTTCCTTTATAAACTCAACAGCTCGTTCTTGATACTTATGTAGATCACTTCGTGAATGCACGAGCGTCCTCCAATGTATTGATTACCCTTACATCACAGCCGTATAACCTTCGTCTAGCATGGTCAAACTGTTGAGCTTCTGTCGGGTGTTTGTTAGGTGCTTTAAGTTCTACAAAAATAATAGTATTATCAAATAGAGTGATTATACGATCAGGCACTGAGCGTCTTCCTGGAGATGCAAACTTCTCACACATACCACCAAGTTCTTTAACTCGTTTGATTAAAGCTTTCTCTATTTCTTTCTCAAGCATAATATCTCTCGTCTCTATTTTGTTTCATACGTTCTCTAAATTGCTGTAAAGTTTGGTAATCAGGTAGATGGTAATCGACATCCCCCATGTCTCTTTGCATGTCTTCTAAATAAAAATAATAAAAGAAAGCATCGTCTATACTCATGTCGTCATACATATCCCACCTCTTTGAGGAGATCGTGCGCCATTTGTACGTACACTTGGTAATCCACATCCGATGGGAATGTATCTGGTAGAGTCATTAAAGGTTTGCCACCTCCAGACATGGGTACTCTGTTTGAGTTCTTGGCATAGTGAATACATGTATCTTTAGGCACTTCTGTTGAGTAGTAGAACCTAACAGCTTTACCAAGATACTCATCTTGCCAGACAGCCCCACCTGTGACCCTGCGCACAGTTACGAACTGTGTTATGTCTTGACACTCTTTAATAGTTTTCTCAACAGGAATGTTTTTGGCTACACAAAGTGCTACAGCACTCTTGACAATAGATCCGTCAGGGTTCTTAGCTAGACCTGTGGATGCGAACACACCTTTACCTTTAACCTTGCCATCTGTCTTTACAGCGAGGTAGTTATTGACGTCTCTTGATGCGAGTTTGACGTAGTCAGTTGTTTCAAGCTGATAGCTGGTATCTAATTCCCATTCAAAAGCAACAGCGTTACACTCATGTATTAAGCTTTTTGGAGCATAACATACAATACCATCAGTATTAGCAGATACGATTTGAATGCCTACTTCCTCCATGCGTTCAATGAGCATGAGCAGAGCTAACTGCCCTGTTATAGTTGTTTGAAGCAATAGGTCTGGAGCATAGAGAAGACTATATTTAGAGCCAAGTTTGCCGAATGAGCCGTTCAAAAAAATCTTAAGGGTGTTGGCAACAACATTGTCACCTTGTTTCTTGGCAGCAATACGTTCAGTAACAATACCTTGGTACAACTCTAAGAACGGTTTACCCATGTTCTTAGGTGCTACTTGTTGCTGTAAGATGATGCTTGGATAATAAGACACAACATCTCGATCCTGTAAGAACCAGTCATCAGGTGCGTTGATGTATTGACTCTTCTCACAAGAGTGTAACCCACCGATACCCATCTGATACTTGCGACCGTTGATTACAATGACTTCTTTCTTTAACCAGTCAGGTAAGGTTAGAGCACCATTGAGTCCAAGGGTAAACTTCTGATCAACAACTCGCTGTAATATTGTGTCTAGTTGCTCAGTCTTGAACCTGATGATCTCAGGGTCTAAGTATCTGAAAGTGTCTGTAGGTTTTACATTAGGACGACTTAGTTCTTTCTTAGTTATTTTTGTAAGTTCACTCGCAAGCACTGCTTCAGCAATCTGTGCATCAGACTTTGAGCGTAGATCAATACCATACTTTGCGGTCATACTTTCACGCAGAGTGATCTGAGGTAGCAGGGAGTCGTAGAGAAGTTTTGTAGTTTCTAAGTCGTTCTTACAATATGTACGAAGTTCTTCTCGTTGCTCTGGCGATATTGATGCGTCAGGGTCTATGGGTAGGTCTTGAATAGTAGGAGCGTTTAATCTACCACCGTAGATTTTAAGTGAAACCATTCCTGGAGCAACCTCGATAAGATCAATGGTGTTCCAGTCTTCTTGCATGTTAAGGTTGTTGGTTTTGTAAATGCTCCACATGGACGCATTTGATCCGATGATGCTGTCGCAAAGTCCTTTTAACTTGTCGTTATCATAACCATCTACTGCAGCAGTGATCATGGGTATGTCGAATTTGTTTGAGTTAAAACCTATAGTTATATACTTACGCATTAGATCGTTAACACGCTCTACATCCAGAGGGTGACCTTCATACATTTCTAGGTTAATAATTCGGCCTGTATCTACTTCCATTGCAGAAAGTAAGAAGTAATCTTTGTATACTTCTGTATCTATTATTATTTTCTTTTTCATATTAGTCCCTATGGGGGTAGCCCATATTTTAGTGATAAAAAAGGCCTCAATTAAGAGGCCTTAGTTTTAAGTTATTGCTTAAGAAAACATATCATCATCGTCATCAAACATATCAAAGTCGTTAACATCACCGACTGCACCATCAGCAAATGGTTCGCCATCTTTGAAGAATTGTACAGCTAAAAGAGTAGAGTTAACACGTTTACCGTATGCATTGTTCTGTACCCAGAAGTCTACAGTAGCATTAACATAGCAACCACCATAAGGTTTGCCATCTTCTTCTACTAAAGGTGTCTTATCTTTATTAACTACGATAGGGCGTTTCTTAGTTGAAGCTTTTAGAGAAAAGCAACCCGCATAACCATCATACTCAACTTCATCACCGTCACGTAAGCAAAGTTTATCAGCAGGGACTTTAGCACCTTTCAGATTTGTTTTGATTAACTCTGCAATCTGAGTTTTAATCTCTGCGATTGTATCTGCGTGTTCTTCTTTGTTGAGAAGGAAGGTACTTTCATATTTGGTCTCTTCACCGTTAAATGAACCTTTTTTGAAAAGGCTTGGGAAAGAAAGACGTACGTTTTTAAGAATTACTTTAGACATTTTATTTTCCTTTTGGTTTTGATTTTAGATTTTAGTTTTGGTTTTTTGTACTGCGAGTTAAGTATACGTCAACATTTATTCTCCTGTCAAATTTATTTTATATAATTATCTTGAATTACTGTAACTTCCGAACCTGAATTTCGGCGCACAAAGTGTGGTATTTTTACTAGCTCCCAAAAAATGTTGTGTGCCTGTGTTATTCGGCTTCGGTCGGAGCTTAATTCCCACACTTGCCCTTCATCACACAAGCCAAAAATAATACCACCTGAATCAATTATTTGTATTATTTTCATTACATTACCCTCAATCAAAGTCACTAATATCACCAGAAGATATCTCTGGTCTGTTGTCAGATTCTGGAACCATTGTCGGTTTACCCTCATGTTTAGAGATAAGACCTTCAAGTAGTCCAGCTTTCTTTTTGCCCAATGCTTTCTCAGCTTGAGGCGCAGTTATTATTTTCTTAGGTGCAAACGCTGCTTCACCTAGTTCCTCTACAAGCATTTGTTCAGCAAGTTGGGGATCAGACCAAGAGCGTGAGGATCTACCATGTACGAGCTTATAGCCTGCGAACTCCTCCCCGTTGTTAAGTTTCTCAAAGGCGAGGTTCTCTACAGCATCAAGCCAAGAGAGGATCACCTTTTTATTATCTAGAGCAAAGCGTAGGTCACGCATAGATAACTTGTCAGGGGATTTAGCATTAACAACAACATCATCAAAGTCTGCAAGCAAAGCTTCTTCAGTCAGCCTCATCAACTCTGGGCAAGTTGGCTTGGCCTTACACCACATGCAAGCTTTCTCTGAAGCTACTCTAGGCGCATCTGGCTGGGCACAAAGGGCTGCTCGATCTTTGACCCAGTTAGCCCATTCTAAAAGTTCAGCAACACTTATTTCCCAAACCGAGATGTTATCTATGCGAGGTTGGACTATATGTATAACTACAGTCTTGATCTCATAGAGAAACCCATAGTCGCATAGAGCACCAATGGCGTAGAGCTTGCCTTGAGAGTTGTCTGTAGCGTCTACCTTTACACCTTTACCGTACTTAAGGTCAATGATGTGCATAGTATCGCCATCGATAACAATACCATCGCTTGTGCCAAACCCATCAGGTACGTACTCAGAGAAGTCCACACGCTGTTCGATCATACGTGTACCTTTGAACTGGTCTACGTAATCAATGTATGTCTGCACATGCTCTACCATTTCATCATCTACTCGCCATTTTGATTCTGGTAATAGCTGATTAAGGTAACTCTTTGCCGTACGCCCATTGATTAAGCATAACTCTCCCAGTTCGTGTGCTGCTGTGCCTTCCATGGCAAAAGGTGATGAACCTCGGTCTGGTATAGACTCTTCTGCTCGCACACTGCCCGGACAGGTGAGCCAACGCTCCGATCCAGAGGCGGAAAGCTTAGCGTGTGCTGCCATTACGCTGGTACTCCATGTAATAGGTTTATCGCTGCGGGATAGAGTTGAGCAAGCTCTTCTATATCCAAATGGATATATTTCCCCTCAGAGTATATAGTAAAGTAATGTGTTGCTCCTTCATCGTTTGTTTCTATACCTATATATACGTCGGTTGCACAAGGTGATTCACCTTTTTTATGTATCGCCATTGTGCGTGGCGTATATCTATGTGTATCATGATTGATCATTTTTGTTCCTTTTTAATAGTGACTAGTTTTGAAAATAATATAGGGAGTTCTTTGTCAGAAATTTGTGACAAAGACTTTGCACCATTGAATGAAGCAAAAGCCTGTTGCACTTTCGGTTTATCATCTCGGTTCTTGTCCATGATGTCCTTGCAGAACATTGGAATCTCTTCACGTAAAGCCCCATATGATGTCTCATCTAGGTTAGGTGCTTCTTCTATATCACTTGGAGTTACAGCAACAAGTGTGTTATCTTCTTCGTCCCTAGCTTGTTTATCAGCCAATGCTTTTTCGTAAGTATTGAAATCGTCATTTAAATCTTTTGATATTTCACCAATTGCGATGGTGAGTTTGGTTACAGCGAGGGTGAGTTCCTCGATTCTTTTTTCTAAGCTCATTGTATTTCCTTTCTATTTGTTGACGGTGTTGACTAACTTTGTTAAGCTAGTGTCAACATCTTAACACAACCAATGGGAATTACAACATGAGAAATGAAATTTTTAAATATTTTGGCGGTAAGGCAAATTTAGCTAAACAAATGCTAGTACATAGGTCTTCGGTATCACAGTGGATCAAGCGTGGTATACCCGCAGTTAGAGCGATGGAGATTGAAGAGTTATCTTGTGGAAAGTTTAAGGCAGTGGAGATCATGGCAAAATGGTCAGACTAGAGTGACGTTGCAGTTAATAATTGACGAAGGATTTTTATGATCAATACAATGAAATTTCACATTGCTGTCGGAGTGGATCTGGGCGTATGTGAAAACAAAGAGATGACATGGGAGAAGTTATGCAGTGCTTTTACCACACATAAGGTTTCTCCCAGTAAGGTTGGGCGGTACTTTGTAGGCGGTTACTTCAGTGGCAATGTACGTAGGGATGAGTTTCTAGTACAGAGAACTCTGCTCGTACTAGACATTGATGATAGTGAAATGACTCAGGCTGAGTTAGAGTTTGACTTGATACTTGGGTTGGACTGTGCTTTTGTTGTGTACTCTACGTACTCACATACAAAGGATGCAGCGAAGGTTAGAGTAGTTATACCGTTAAGTCGTGGTGTTACTCCAGTTGAGTATAGAGAACTGTCGCAGAAGTTCGTAGCAGAGTTAGGTATTAAGTGTGATCCGTGTTCGTTCAAACCGAATCAGGTTATGTACACACCCAGATGTAAGAATTTAGACGATGCATGGTCGATGCGAATGGATGGTGAATGTTTAGACGTTGAGCCTTTGCTTAAGAGTGTGGATTCGGGTGTGGTTGATGTAGGCTTTGACTTAGAATCTGCCGATGTTTCTGCCGATGTTGAAGATGCCGTCAAGGGCATGTTGGCTGTGGTCGCAGCTGAACCTTTGGACATATCAGATAACGAAGTTTCTGCCTATCTTGATGCGTATCCATCCTTGGGTTCTGAGTATCACGATTGGCTTAATGTAGGGTTAGCATTGCATCATCAGTATAGAGGTAGTGAGCAGGGGTTTGAGCTATGGTTTGATTGGTCGAATGTCGGATGTGATGATGAAGGGTTCGAACGTGAGCGTGAGGATCGACATGAGTTATGGGTTAAGTACAAAGGGTTTGGCAATGGACAACGGGAGAAGCCTCGCACCTTTGCTTCGGTCAAACATGCTGTAAAAGAGCGTGGTGGACTGGACGAGGCAGTAGTTGCTGAACTGCGTGGTGTTATGGTTGCAAGTTCAGAGGACTTTGAAGAACTGTTGGTCGAGGCGTCTGAGATTGAAGACTGGGGTGCTTATAACATCTTTAAAGACAAGCTGTTGCGTATGAGTACGGTTAAGTTGGGTACAGACTTACGTTCAGCAATTGCGTCTGAGTTGTTTGCAGGGATTGGCAAGGCTAAGGGTATGAGTAAGGCTGAGATCAAGAAAGCAATTACTCCAGCAGGGGTGAGTAATGGAGGATTGGTTAGAGACGAAGGGGAAGTAGCAGACTGGGCTTCGGTGTGGATATACATAGAAGCAACACGTTTGTTTTATAATGTTAAGCGTAACTACGGGATCACTCGTGAGGCATTCAACGCTAAGTATGATCGTATGGAAGAGTGTGTTGCGTCTGGTATGCAAGCCTCCCAGCTCTGCTTGGTGATCTATAAGATAGACACAGTCGTTGATACGATCTTCTGGCCTGGAGCTGGGCAGATCGTTATGTTTGAGGGTAAGCGTATGTTCAACTCTTACAGAAAGAATGGCGTTAAGCCTTGTAAGGGGTTGGAGGGCGGTGATGGTGATTCGGAAGGTCGTGAGGTTGTTGGGATGTTTCTCAAACATTTAGAGCACCTGATAGACAATGAGGTAGAGCGGGAGATAGTTCTGCACTGGATGATCTTTGTGGTACAGAATCCAGGAAAACGGTTGAATTGGTCTTTGATATTGCAGGGTACGCAGGGTTCGGGTAAGTCATATATAGGCAATGTTATGGCACTACTGTTGGGTAGTAACGTGCAGTCGTTGGATACGGCTACGATCTCAGGGAGGTTTACCTCTTGGGCGACAGGGGCGATATTGAACATTGTCGAGGAGATCAGGATTAGTGGGACGAATCGCTGGGCTATTATGGATAGGATCAAACCTTATATAACGAATGATCAGATTCTTTGTGAAAAGAAAGGTCGAGATGTACAAACGCTACCTAACTTTACATCATACTTACTTTTGACTAATCATAAGGATGCTGTACCGCTGGATGATGAGGATAGACGATACTGTGTGGTCTATTCGAGATTGCAAACGTCCGAACAACTGCATGAATACTTTGGCGGTGCTGAGAAGGTTGAGGAGTATTTTGATAGACTATTCACAATGACTAGGGCGAGACCTGATGCTATTGCTAGGTATTTTATGGACTATAAGTTACCTAGTTCTTTTAAGCCTTTTGGAAGAGCACCGAAGACTGAAGCTAAATCTCAGATGATCGATCTTGCTGTATCAGAAGTTCATCAAGAAGTTGAGGATTTGTTAAGCAGGTTTAAAGATAGTCTCATTACTGATGAGTTTATTGATGTGACACATCTTAATGACGTAGCTCTGTTAAATGGGGAAGAAGTGCCGAAGACTAGATCGCTTTCGTCTGTGTTGTTGGATATGGGATTTAGACCGATTAAGGGTGGGTTTTTTAGGGTCTATAACCCAGATAGGAAGCACAGAGTTTGGGTCAAGGAAGGAATAACGGATGACTTTGCGATTGAAAAGGTTAAGGGGGCGTTGAAGGAGAAGAGATTAGTGTAGTGGTGATAACCTAGACCAATTGAGTTTGGTCTAGGTTTTTGGGTTTAATTAAGCAAAAAGGTCATCGTCTCTATCTGGTTCTTCATACGATTTCTGCTCATAGATGTCTCCAATGGCTATGTCCATCCAACTTCGAATGGAACGATCTTCTTTTTTAGCTAGTTCTTTTATCAATTCATAGGTGTTTAAACTGACGTATATGGGTTTTAACGGGTTACTCATAGGGACATTCCTTTTAAAATATATGGTTTAATTAAGCAAAGAGGTCTTCGTCGTTGGTGTCATCGGTCTTTTTTACAAATACTTCTTCTATAGGTTTACCACCGTTACGTTTGATAAGCATTGCCGTATGTATGCGATCATCTTCAAGCTCTAGTTCGGCTATTTCATCTGGAAAAGACTCTAATAAGAACTTGTCCAACCAACTTCTTAATGACCTGTCATCCTTTTTAGCTTTAAGTTGTATAACTCTATATACTGATGAACTGATTCCTACACTTTTTAAGAACTCTGGCATTGGGTATTTCCTTTTAAAATATTGAAAAAAATAAAAATATATCATATTCAAATTATTAAGGATAGTTATTTTTCACATGAATAAAAAAATAAACTGTAAAGATATTAGAACAATAAGTTTAATTAATAATAAGTTAAAAACTATTAATTTAAATAACATGGGTATCAGCACGTTTGAAGGGCGGAAAACCTTAAAAAGGACTAATTATATGTCCTGAAAAGCTATATGTCCTATTTTTTGTCCTGTCCCTAAGTTATTGTTTTTCTTTATTTCTTTCTCTTTAAGGATAAAAGGACAAATAAAAAGATAAATGAAAAGATTGTTGTATAGGTAAATAGAGGAATTGACAAAAGGTAAATAAATAGGGTATTTTTGAATTACCCCCTATATAAAAAAGTAATTTCCTTTTTGTCCTATGTCCTTTCGTCCTGTAAAACACCTAAACCCAGTAGTGGTGCGGGCTGTAGCGTAGGACAAAAATTAAGGGTGTTTTTATAAATTTGTAAGTTGTTGTTTTATAAACGTATTATTTTAAACTATTTGGCCTGTTGGTGAATGAGGTTGTTCCTATGAAAAGAAGACCACGAGAAGTGTTTGATTATGAGCCTTCTGATAATTTTGATCCTGATACAGGGTTATTCCGTTACGCAAATGTACAAGGGGCGCAAAACTTGTGGGTAAATCGTTGCGTTAGAATTAAAAGGGATGGCACTCAATGTAAAGGATATGCTCAGAACGATAAGTTAGGCAAATACTGTTACAAGCATAATACTAAATCTCGCTACATGATGGGGAAACAGAACGGGCTTAAGCATGGAAGACGAGCTAAAGCGTATATGGAAAAGATTAGTGCTGAAAAAGCAATGATTAGTTATCTTGGTGATTGTATGCGGATGTTTGATAACCCAACAGCTTTGCCTAGGAATCTAGGTAACTCCCCATTTAAACCGTTTAGAACGATGGCACAAGTTGAGGCTTACTTACACTCAATAGGTTATAGGGAAGACATTACATAAAAGACATGCTGTCCTATTACTTTTACCTTTTTGCCTCGTGAGTGAGGTTTTTTACCTGTATTCCAGGAATCGGCTACGCCAATCAGTTTGTGCTTAGATGAGAGGGATTTCGCAGCGAGGGTTTTGAAGTAAGGTTGAAGCTTTAGCGGTACGGATTTACGGGTAACACCTTTGATCTTACATGTTGATCGTTCTGATCGCTTTGCTCTATTGATTGAAGCATGGGCTACTGCTAATTTGCCAATCTCAGGCTCACCACGAGCTTCAGCGTAGATTATGCTACTAAGGCATTGGATTTCTTTATTTGAAGCGTGGTGACGCTCAGCGTAGGCAGAATGAGTGGGAATGAGGATAAGTGTTGCGGATAAAGCGAGTGTTGGTAGATTCATGAATAATCTTCCCATAGTTAAGATAAAAAAAGAGGGTAACCTAAGTTGTCTTAAGTTACCCTTAAAGGCACACCCTTCAGGTAGTGTTTGTTTAATCAGTAGTCAACCTTGCCCAGCTAACAGAATGAGCGTATTGTGTGACCTTTTCTTTAGCAAAAATATAAATCTCTTTATAATGCAAATTGTCTGTCATACCTTTTTGTATGGCGGTTGAAGCTATACTTTCAGCAACTTGTAAAAAACTTATCTGCATCAAATCTAATGTGTCTCTAAAGTTTCCAGAGGTCTGTTTACTTTGTTCCAATAAATCTAAAGCTTTATACTCCATCTTTGTTAAATTGGCGTAATACATTTTGGCATTCACGCTACCTTGATCGGTTGCATACTGTATGAAATCTTGGATCGTGTCTGTTGTATTCTTTCTTACAGCTTTCCCTTGAAGCCTCGCAGCCTTCCAATCTAAGTTTGAGCGTTCTCGTGTCAGTTCTGCCTCCATCGCATTAAATGCTGTCAAGAATCGTAACTTCCACAACATGGCTTTTTTACCTGTGAAACCCATTGCTAAAATTGTAAAACCATCCCTAGTAATCACATACTCTTTGTATGTTCGACCTTTAGAATCTTGAAAATCAATCGGCTGAAAATTCAGCAGATTAAATTCTTCACCGCAATCTAAATTTTCTATTGTTTGCAACACGTTCCTATGAGCTTTGCCAAAGTATTCGGCAATAATTCTGGATGTTGTAGTCATTTCTTTACTTACTAAATCATTCATATCTATTCCAATCTAATGTTATAAAGTAATATCATACCATACTATTATAATTTAACAATTAAAAACTAGGTGAAGCCATAACTTATCTCAATCGTCTAGGACATAATCCTCAGTCACTAGAATCCCATCACCTTTGTAAGTGATATAGATTTTAACCTCATCATTAACGATCTGGTAATACTGTGCAGTTCTGGTTATCAACTTACCTGACTCGGTCTTAAGTGTCACATGATCCTTACGACCGTATTGATCTAGATAGCACCATCGAGTGTTATTAACCAAAGGTATTTTCGTGAAGTGTTGTGTATTAATTATTGCAGTCATTTCTTTTTACCCTTCTTCATTAGTTCAGCCTCAAGTTCGGCTATTCGTTTCTCTAAGTCACCCACATAGTTAATCGCTATGAGTAGATGCGTGCCAATCCTCCATGCTACAGCTCTAGACTTCAATCGCTTTCGTACGTCTTCGTGGAAACAATTCTTATCTACCCATGCCATGGCTTCGTCTATCGTTATTGATCGGTAGTCTTTTTCTTTTCTCATACACCCACCTTGTGTTCTAAATTTGTATAGAAGTTTTCCCCTGTTATTTTGTCAATAACAACACACCTCGGAAATGATTTGTTCCATTCAACATTGTGTTGGTTTAATGAGTCACACGCTCGCATTGCCTGTTCCCCTGTTCTCCAAGATTCCACAACATTGCCTGTATTAGTATTCATAATAATATATCTATCGTTCATTGTGATATATCCCCTTCTTGAAAGTTCTTACGATTAGTCGGTAGTTCTAAGACTTCATAAATCTTTGACTCCATCTTGCCCTTTGTACCGTTCGGGCTATCGTCTACGATAAACATCCCTGATCTGGTCTTGTGGATCGTAAACTTATCACTATCCTGTTTACCTGTGCCATACCCTAAGCCGAAGCCAAAGATCATTGAAATTGCTATACATGCCAATACGTTTTTTGTGTCCATTAGTATGTTCCTAAGAAAGTTAATAATTCGTTATATGTTGTTTCGCTTATCTCTTTAATGCCATCGGTATAGGTTACACAACCATTAGCTTGTTCGTATAACCCTTCAGCATCTTCACACTCAAGCACAGGCTCATCTTCGCTGTACCATTTTGAGCATATCTCACCGACTTTTAGATCGATTGTCTTATCTGTTGCTTTGACTAGGACACAGGTTCTAAACTCCATGTCCCGATAACTATCGATTATACCTGCAATGTAATGTTTCATTCTAATCCCTCCAGTTCGGCATCGCTCCAAGTGCTAAGCCAGTCGAATAAATCATCAGCATAAGCTTCGATGATCTCTCGTGTTGTCATCTCGTCTATCGTTTTAGATATGTATGTATTTATCAAGACACTTCTTTGGTCTTCATTCATTGTCTTAATCCTCTAGTAAATCGTTATAGTTTTCGAGCATCTCTTCTTCTGTCATATCTAAGATGATGCGTAATGAATCATCATAGTAAAGACTTCTTAAATCCTTTTCTGAGGCTCTATCTGTCCACATTTTTGCTATTTCGTGTGCCATATCTTGTGTATTCATTGTCTTAATCCTCTTAAATAATTTCTACAATTCTGTAATCATTACGATCATAATCCATACCAACAAGCTCCATCTCTTCTATCATGTCGTCAATTTCTGCTTGGGCTTCTTCTGCTGTGTCAAAGACCACAAGCTCGTCAAAACCCTCGTGCCACACGTTTTCCCAATTATCGTTCCCAAAATTGGTTTGCACTTCATATTTCATCACAGACCTCCAAGCAATTCGTTAATCGCATCGATCTTGCGATCGATGTCCCTTAGCTCTTCTTTACATTCCTCTTCGTGAAGGTACAGTACATCCATTATTCGACTGAATGTTGGATCATTGACGTTTATATCCAACCCACTCCCGACCGTGATACATGTACCATGAGTATTTAACACGACCTTAACTCTGGTTAATCGTGCGAGCAGGTAGTCTTTTCTATCTAACAATTTTTCTAAATGGTTCATTTCAAATACTCCTCATTAAACTGTTTTAATATGTACATGTAGTCTGATACGTCTAGAGCTATATTGTCGTAGCTAGTGTAGAAGTCGATACTTACAGTCCTGTCCCGATCGTCTTCTACCCAATCAAAAGTAATATAAATCACACCATCATCTGGCAGTTCGAGGTTATCATCTGATACATACTCCCACGCAGGAGTACAATATATTGTCCTGTTTGTTTCAACCTCCCAACACACAGCTCCTGTATGCATGTCGATTGAAAAATCCTCATCATGAGCGACAATCGCTTTGATCAATAGGTTCAGGTAATCTCTTTTGTCTTTTGGTGTCATTACTGCCCCCTTTTTAGTCTTATTACTATGCTGTAACTGTAACCATCGTGATTAACCAGACCTTTCCGAACCTCATCACGGGTAAGGGTTGGATCGCAATAAATAGTGTCTATAATCCTGCTATGTAGATATACATTCCAAGCTTTCATAAGTTTTAACCTCTAAGTTAATAATCGATCGCACAATTGCGACCGTCTTCTAGTTGGTCTTCGACATCGCCTATCGCATCATCACTCAACACTGGCAGGATATCGACATCGCCCAATTTGACGGCATATATTTCATATACACCTGTAAAACCATAGACCATATCAATACCGCTCGGTGTTTCGTATGTGAACGTGACAGCCATGTCAACACCTGCTATAACACAAGTGGTTTCTCTGGCATCACTCGGTATCTTAAAATTACTCATGATAACCACACCAAAACTTGACAGACCAATCGGATTGATCCGATGAATAACAGGGCAAATAATCCTGCCAATAAATATAATTTCATTTTATTCCCCTGTTATTGAAGTCTGAGTGCATTATCATAAGCACTCATTAATGACATATTGGACAATCTCACAATCCCTGATTGCCTGTCGATAAAATGATATAAAGGTTTGCCATTTAAAGTGGTACTACTTTTTTTAAATGTTAGACCTTTGTTTTTACACAAAAGTCTAATATCTTTTATTACTTCGTTATGAGTCATATCAATCCCCTATTAATTCAACAACATAACCGTTGGCGGTAAACTTGCCATCTTTACGCAATTTATGGCTGTACTCCATCGCTTTGGCTGTTTGAACAGCCGTAAGACCACCGCCAGCAACGTGTAAGCACACGCGTTCAAACTGATCGTTTTGCAGTTTGAACAATTTGTTTTCTTTTACTTTTAATACTTTAATCATCCCAATCACCTTATTTATAATATGCCATAAGACATATTTTTTTGACTAAGCTCTTGCTGTAGCCATTATCAATAAGATCAACAATAAGTTGATCTAACGAATTACCCAGACCACAGCCGTTATAGCCGTAGTCTAAGTAGTGGTGCTTCAGTTCTGTGTATAAAGTTTGTAAGTTCATATCATCACCTTGTGACTTAATCGTTTTGAGCCAATCTCAAAACATGGTTTATTTTAGATCATTTGTTTACACTATGTCAACAATTATTTTCAATCGCTTTGAATTTATTTTAATCGATTTATTCTATCGCCTATCGCCTATCGCCTATCGCCTATCGCTTTATATGATAACCAGAGCCAGAGCCAGAGCCAGAGCCAGAGCCAGAGCCAGAGCCAGAGCCAGAGCCAGAGCCAGAGCCAGAGCCAGAGCCAGAGCCAGAGCCAAAGCCAGAGCCAGAGCCAGAGCCAAAAAAAGGGGACATATGTCCCCTTGGATCGGTTTTATTTGTTTAAATCGTTTAATTCTAGCAGGATATATTCTATTTTTCTCATGAATATAGCTATCAATCTATTTTTTGAATTATGGGTAGAGGTTTCCAACCATTCTATTTTACCTATATACCGTTCTAAGTCTGTTAACAAATATTCTAAATTATCCATTTTTATGCTACCAAAGTTAAGGGAATAAATCGGCTCTTAAGTGATCCATGGACAATGATAACTGGATCGCTTTTGTTTGTACCGACACCGCCCGAGCAAGCTTTACACTCTACGCAAGTTAAACGCTTACCTTGCTCTGCACTAGCAGGACATTCAAACTCACCTTTTAAAACTGGCTCGCTGGCTGATCGTACACGAAACGTACGATATCTTAACAATTTAGCTTTTGTTCTATCTTGCTCATTATCGGCACTTGCCATGCATAAATCCATTACATGATCAGCCTTTCCTGATTGCCATTGATGAGTGTATCCTAGGTGACCTTTTGCATTGGTCAGTAATAAATCCCACACATGACGGGGAACACTCGCTGGATCGCCATATGTGCCAAGTCTTACCATTTTACCAGCGACGGGATCGTTAGTTGATGGATCATAGATTGGATAGTTACCATTAAGCAATGATTTGTAAACCATTGTTACCCCTTGGCCGACGTTCACATAACACGCACCGTCTAAACCTCGCCGATGAATACATGATCCACAAATAGACACATCACCCAGACTTTTAAGATTCTCTAATGGGCTTAACCCATTGTCAGCGAGTATGTAAGTCTGGACGACATCGCCCGTCTTAACATTGCTTGATCGTTTAGTGATTGCGACCACTACGATGGGTTGACCATCAAGTAGACTTGCACCTCGATATAACACATAACCTGTGGAATGTTTCTTTGTAGGTTTCTTTGTAGGTTTCTTTGCAGGATTTTCCCAATCTGTAAAGATCATCTTATCACCTGCGATCATTAGCTCGTCGCAATGATCCTCGGTACTAACACATGACCATTTTTTGCTAATACGGCAATAATCCCCTTTTATATAGGATTTCTTGCTTGTATCTTTACGGGAAAACATTTCACCCTTTGGTAAAGATTTTAAAGATGTTGTTGTTAAGTGTTCCATATAATCACCTTGGATAATAATTAGAAAAAGAAAAAAGAGCGTACAAGCAACCGCCTGAATGTCAATTATAACAGTAATAGTTTACTATGTGTCAATTAATTTGTATTAAAACATCGATTAAGAGTCTGAAGGATTAAAACTTGCCCATCACCTGAGACAATTGACTACACGTTAACACCAACCGACTAGAATAACCAAACCAAAACGGAATAAAATCACAGGCTAACGGCTCACAGGCTATCGGATCACAGGCTCACAGGCTATCGGATCACAGGCTCACAGGCTCACAGGCTCACAGGCTCACAGGCTCACAGGCTCACAGGCTCACAGGCTCACAGCTAATAACTATCTATATTTGTATATCTAACGGCTAAAATCAAAATCGAAAAGCATAAGGACTTTTAACCATTTAGAAACAAGCAAAAACATAAGGACTTTTAACCATTTAGAAACAAGCGGAACCAGGATCTAAACACTACCCCCTATGCCCCGTTTTTATATATTTTGACCCCAGTCTCTTACATAGTATTCCGCACAGCCAATCCCCAATTTTCAAAACACCCTCCCCCTTATTTACAATAAGTCAACATAAAAATTTTATATATTAATTTTAGAAACACCCCCTATGTATTTATATTTAGTCAACAAAAAATTTTATATTGTAATTTTTAAAAAAGCATGTTACAAATGCTCAACAAACTACAACCCAACCTGTAGACAGAATGATACGACACTCTAATTCCGACGCAATAGACGTTATTTTTGACGAGAAAGATAAGTCAAAAGTTTTATATATGAGCGATGCTCATAGCAACACTCCCCCCATGATAAGCGAACAAGCGGCACTTGAGTCTTTACTCTCTCGCTATGACTATCAGCTTATAAATTCCACAAATAAAATGCGCCAATTTGTCTTGGCAAAGCTTTTTAGAATTGCTAATGAGTCTGAAGATGAAAAAAACGCACTCAAAGCATTAGAGACACTTGGGCGTGTTACCGAGATTGGCTTATTTACAACTAAGATTGAAGTCTCTGTGGCTGATAAGCCAACATCCGATCTAGAGTCTGAACTCAGGGGCTTGTTAAAGAACTATGCCAAACCTGAAAAAGAAGTTGTACCAGAACTTACTGATGAAGAGCTACGTGGTTACAGTGTTGATGAAGAGGTAGAGTCTGCGGACGAAGATGAATGAGTAATCATTTAGGTAATATTGCTCTAAATGAGGAAATACTTACTGCTGCCCTTGCAGCTGCGCCAGTTAGTGAACGAGCAAAGCTTGTTGAATTGATCGATGAGTTACACAGACGACATGCGCGGGAACAGGCACAGGTAAATTTCTTAGCTTTTGTGCAAAAGGTATGGCCTGGATTTATTTATGGTCGCCACCATGCCAGAATGGCACAAGAATTTGAAAAAGTAGTTAACGGCGAGAATAAGCGGCTAATTATTAACCTTGGTCCAAGGCATACTAAGTCTGAGTTTGGGTCTTTTTTATTACCAGCGTGGTTTCTTGGTAAGTATCCTGATAAAAAGATCATACAATGCTCGCACACAGCCGAACTTGCTGTAGGTTTTGGTCGTAAGGTTCGTAACTTAGTGGCTAATCCGCTCTATCAGGAAGTGTTCCCAGGCGTTGAGCTGCAGACTGACTCTAAAGCTGCGGGTAGATGGAACACCAGCGCTGGGGGTAACTACTTTGCAATCGGTGTCGGTGGTGCTGTAACAGGTATTGGTGCGGATATACTCATAATTGATGATCCACACTCGGAACAAGAGGCTGCAATAGCTGCAAGTAACCCTGAGATCTACGATAAAGTGTATGAGTGGTACACATCAGGGCCTAGGCAGCGGCTACAGCCGGGTGGGGCCATAATTATCGTCCAAACCCGATGGTCGAAACGAGATTTAACTGGACAAGTTAGGCAAAAAGAGTTAAATGGGGGCGGAGATAAGTGGCGTGTAGTAGAACTTCCTGCTATTCTACCTTCAGGTAAACCTTTGTGGCCTGAGTTTTGGACAATAGAGGAGTTAGAGGCTACTAGAAACGCCATTGATGTTTCAAAATGGCAAGCTCAGTATCAACAGAACCCAACTTCTGAAGAAGGGGCGATAGTTAAACGTGAATGGTGGCAGAAATGGGAGAGTGATTCCCCACCACCTACAGATTTTATACTGCAAACGTGGGATACTGCGTTTGAAAAACACAACCGAGCAGACTATTCTGCATGTATTACGTGGGGAGTGTTCTATCACGCTGATGAAAATGGTATTACTCAAGCCAACATCATTATGCTAGATGCCAAACGTGATCGTATGGAGTTTCCTAGGCTTAAGGAGGCTGTGTTAGATGAGTATAAGTACTGGCAACCTGATGCGTTGATTATAGAAAAGAAAGCCTCTGGTGCGCCTTTAATTTATGAGTTGCGAGCAACAGGTGTTCCAGTGTCAGAATTTACACCAAGTCGTGGTAATGATAAGATTTCTAGATTAAATGCTGTTGCCGATGTATTTGCATCTGGTAGAGTATGGGTTCCAAATACTCGTTGGGCAGATGAGGTTATAGAAGAAGTGGCATCATTTCCTGCAGGGCAACACGATGACTATGTGGACTGCGTGTCAATGGGAATATCTAGATTTCGCAAAGGTGGATTCTTAAGTTTGCGTTTGGACTCTGACGATATGGATAGTGATTTTACACCAAGACAAGCAGCGTATTATTAAATGAATAAAGAATTTAAACAAATGTTAATAGAATTTTTAGGGTGTGCATTGTTAGTATTGGCAGCCTGCTATGTTTTAACACTTATAACTCCCTGTTAAATAAGGAAACATAATGATAGATAAAAGTGTAAACCCGGCCCCTATGGGCTTAGATGCCATAGATCAAGAAGAAGACCTAAATCAAGAACCTCTTGAAATTGAGATTGAAGATCCTGAGTCAGTAACGATAAGTCATGGTGATGAGATTATTCTTCAGATTCAAAAAGAAGTCGATGAAGAAAAATTTAACGCAAACCTTGCTGAAGAGATAGATGATGCAACTCTTGATTCTCTAGCCTCAGATCTTATTAATGACTTTGAGTCTGATGTAAGCGCACGTAAAGACTGGGTACAAACCTATGTTGATGGGTTAGAGTTGTTAGGTCTTAAGATGGAAGAACGCTCAGAGCCTTGGGAAGGCGCATGTGGTGTGTACCACCCACTATTAACTGAGGCTGTTATTAAGTTTCAAGCTGAGACAATTACGGCTACATTCCCTGCGTCTGGACCAGTTAAAACACAAATAATTGGTAAAGAAACAGAAGATAAGAAAGAAGCTGCACAGCGTGTTCAGGACGATATGAACTATCAGCTTACTGATGTTATGACTGAGTATAGACCAGAGCATGAGCGTATGTTATGGGGCTTAGGATTAGCAGGTAATGCGTTTAAGAAAGTATATTATGACCCGTATTTAGGTCGTCAAGTGTCTATGTACGTACCTGCTGAAGATGTAGTTGTACCATATGGCGCATCAAGCCTTGAGTCTGCAGAACGTGTGACCCATGTAATGCGCAAGACTGAGAATGAGATACGTAGATTGCAGTATGAGGGTTTTTACAGAGATGTGGACCTTGGTGAACCTTCCAATACTATGGATGACGTTGAGAAGAAGATAGCTGATAAGCTTGGGTTTAGAGCGTCAACGGATGATCGGTTTAAGTTGTTGGAAATGCATGTTGAAATCAATTTAGAAGGGTTTGAGCATGAAGATGAAGATGGTAAAAAAACTGACATAGCCCTGCCTTATGTAGTTACTATTGAAAAAGGCACTGGAACTATCCTTTCAATTCGCAGAAATTGGGACCCTGAAGATGAATCATGTAAAAAACGCAATCACTTCGTTCACTATGGCTATGTGCCGGGTTTTGGCTTTTATTGTTTTGGGCTTATTCATCTTATTGGTGCTTTCGCCAAGTCTAGTACTTCAATCCTTCGCCAGTTGGTTGACGCGGGCACTCTCAGTAATCTTCCGGGGGGCTTTAAAACTAGAGGATTAAGAGTTAAGGGTGATGATACTCCAATTGCTCCGGGCGAGTGGAGGGATGTAGATGTACCATCTGGTGTAATGCGTGATAACTTCATGCCACTGCCGTACAAAGAACCAAGCCAAACACTATTAACTCTACTACAAGGAATCGTTGATGAAGGTCGCCGTTTTGCTGGGGCTGCTGATCTTGCTGTCTCTGATATGTCCTCTAATAGTCCTGTTGGTACAACATTGGCTGTACTCGAGCGAACCCTTAAAGTAATGAGCGCAGTTCAGTCGCGTATTCACTACTCGATGAAACAAGAGTTTATTTTACTACGTAACATTATTAGAGATTATTGCCCAGAGGAATATGCATATGAGCCCACAGAAGGTAGTAGACACGCTAAGAAAGCTGATTATGATTTGGTGTATGTTTTACCTGTCTCTGACCCAAATGCCGCAACTATGGCACAAAAGGTCGTCCAATACCAAGCAGCCTTACAACTAGCACAAGGCGCACCACAGCTATATAACATGCCTGTATTACACAGGCAAATGCTGGAAGTACTAGGTATACCTAACTATCAAAAGTTAGTGCCTATGGAAGATGATATGAAACCTCGTGACCCAGTTACAGAGAATCAAAACATCCTCAAAAACAAACCTGTTAAAGCATTTTTGTACCAAGATCATCAAGCTCATATTGCTGTACATATGTCTGCTATGCAAGATCCTAAAGTTCAAATGGTTATTCAACAGTCTATGGGTCAAAACCCACAAGCTCTAGCGGCATTACAAGCGGCAATGTCTGCACATATTAATGAGCACTTAGGGTATGAGTATAGAAAACAGATTGAGCAAACTATGGGTATGGATATTCCTAACTACGGTGAAGATGATACTGACAACCAAGTGACTATACCTGAAGCTATGGAAGTTCAAATCTCCAAATTAGCAGCTCAGGCATCACAACAGTTGTTACAGCAAAATCAACAAGAAGCTCAAGCACAACGAAATCAACAGAAAGCTCAGGATCCGTTGATACAAATGCAACAACAAGAGCTGCAACTTAAAGCTCAGGACTTGCAACGCAAAGTAGCTAAAGATCAGTCTGATGCTCAGTTGGAAGCTATGAAGATACAAGTTGATCGTGAGCGTATTGGTGCTCAACAACAGTCTACAGGAGCACAAATCTCAGCTAAGATGCAAGATACGCAAGCTCAATTACGAGCAAAGCAAGATGAGATGGCAGCTAAGTTAGGTGTGGATGTAGCACTTAAAGAAAGTGAGCGTGCACACCATAAGCAGCAAACTAATCAACAGCATGACCATGCTAAGTTCTTAGCTGAAAGACAAGCACAAATAGCTGAAAGACAAGCTGAAAGACAGGTAGAAAAACGCAAAAAATAACCTAGAGGCCGCGTCACTTGTGGCCTCAGCAACAGCATTTGGAGATAAATAATGGATAGAGAAGCGGAGATTCTCTTTAAACAAATTGATGACAGAGTAGCGTTATTAACACAAGCGTTAGCGTCTGGTAGAGCAGAGGATTATGCAGCATATAAGTACATATGTGGGCAGATCCAAGGTTTAGACCAAGCGCGAAGCGCCATAGAAGTACTAACTAAAAAACTGGAGTTCGAAGACGAATGAGTAAAATCCTAATTGGATCCAATCCAAACAACCCCCAAGTCGTAGGGTCGGTAGACCTTGAGGCTACTAATGAAGAAAAGGCAACACAACTGCCTACACCAACAGGATACCGTATACTGTGTGCGTTACCTGAAGTGGAGAAAGAGTATGAAAGCGGTCTTCTTAAAGCTGATGAAACTATGCGGCATGAAAATCTTTTGGCTACTGTGTTGTTTGTTGTGGCTATGGGCCCTGACTGCTATGGTGACAAAGACCGTTTTCCTACTGGCCCTTGGTGCAAAGTTGGGGATTTTGTCCTTGTAAGACCTAACGCTGGCACTAGAGTTGAGATTCACGGAACTGAGATGCGTGTAATTAATGATGATAGTGTTGAAGCAGTTGTTTTAGACCCTAGAGGCATTCGGAGGGCAAAATGAGCAAAACTTTAGATATATCAGATGTTAAAGGCGCACGAGCAAATATTTCAGATATAAAAGTGTTTGGAGATGGCGACACATTTAGACTGATTTGTAAAGCATCTAGCGATGAACAAGGTTGGATGAAGTCTACTAAAGCTATGGAGATAGCAGGGGTAGGATGTTTGGTCCAAGTTACAACTCAACAACGTAATCCTGATGGATCATATTCTATAGCAGAAGCATTATCCTTTGTACCAAATGCTGTTATTGATGTATATGTGGAAACAGGATTTCCAGTTTTAATAAAAGGAAAATAAAATGGCTAAGTACGAAGCAGATGATTATGAGTTCCCTGACGAAGCTGGTGGGGATGTAGAATTAGAAATTGATGAAATTGATGGTATTGAGATTGAAATTGAAGACGATACCCCTGTAGCTGATAGAAATGCTAGACCCCCATTACCAAAAGAAGTTGTTGATGAACTAGAAGATGCTGACAGTTCTGACGACTATTCAGGTAAGGTTCAAACTAAGTTTAAACAGTATAAAAAAGCATGGCATGACGAACGTAGGGCTAAAGAAGAGGCTTATCGTGAGCAAGAAGAAGCTCTAGCTGTAGCTCAAAAAATACTGGATGAAAACAAACATTTAAAATCTTTACTTGAATCAGGAGAGAAGGAGCTAATAAGCACTTATCAATCCTCTGCTGAGTTAGAAGTGGAGAAGGCTAAACGTAATTATAAGGAAGCTTATGACTACGGGAATACTGATGCGATCATCGAAGCACAAGAAGAATTGATGAAAGCAACAAATAAACTTGACAAAGCTCAAAATTTCAGGCCTACTGCACAAAACACCGACACAGGTGCACAGTTATTACAAAAACAGCAACGTGCTGTACAGCAAGACCCGAAGGCAGCGGAATGGGTAGCCGAAAATCCGTGGTATGTTGACCCAACTAAGAAAGCTATGAGTAGATTCGCTGTAGGCATACACGAAGACCTCTTAGAAACTTATGGGGAAAAGTTCATCGGAAGTGATGAATACTATAAACGTATCGACCAAGAAGTACAACGCAGATTCCCAGAAGAATTTAGCGATCAAAACGATGAGCCTAAAGCTCAGCGTACATCAAAACTTAGCACGGTAGTAGCTCCTGCAAAAAGAAGCACCGCCCCTAAAAAGGTGACGCTCAGCAAGACACAAGTAGCATTAGCCAAGAAATTTGGATTAACTAATGAACAATACGCCCGTGAACTAACCAAATTAGGAGCCTAACATGGCCGAAAATAGATTGAACAGAGATACCCAAACACGTGACACTTCAGCCCGTCCTAAGCAGTGGGCGCCAGCTGAGCTTCTTCCTGAACCGGATAAGCAACCGGGTTACGCGTACAGATGGATTAGAACGTCAACGCTAAATGCGGCTGACCCAAGAAACTTGTCAGCAAAACTGAGAGAAGGTTGGGAGCCTGTTAGTGTTTCGGAACAACCAAAAATGCAACTGTTAGTCGATCCCGAAAGTCGTTTTAGAGACAACATAGAGATTGGCGGTTTATTGTTATGTAAGACACCTGTTGAGTTTATTGAGCAACGTAATGAACACTTTAATAAACAAACTCAGGCGCAAACAGAAGCAGTAGATAATAATTTGATGCGTCAAAGCGATCCAAGAATGCCGTTATTTAATGAGCGAAAATCTACAACATCCTTTGGCAGACAATAATATTCTCTTTTTGGAGGTTTAAATGGCTTACCCTACTGTAAGTGCACCATATGGCTTAAAACCCATAAATTTGATTGGAGGTCAGGTTTTTGCTGGCTCCACTCGCAACATCCCTATTCAATATGGCTATAACGTCAACATTGGTTATGGAGACCCAGTTGTAATTGCGTCTGGTACTATTATTAGACCTACTATTGCTGCTGCAACTACTGGTAAACAAATCACTGGTATTTTCTTGGGCTGTTCTTATACCAACCCTACTACTAAGCAAAAACAATTTGCTCAATACTGGCCTGCTGGTACTTTGGCTGGTGACGCTGTTGCTATTGTTACTGATGACCCAGATACTATCTTTAAAGTTGTTATGTTATCTGCAGCTGGTGGTACTGTTACTTCTGGTTCACAAGCTTTAGTTGGCTTAAACGTAGCTGGTGCTGATGCTGCTGCTAACGTAAATACAGGTAACTCTACTGTAGGTGCTGTTACTCCATCTGCAACTCCTAGTACTGGTTTAGTGTACCGTGTTATTGATACTGTTAAAGAAACAGCTATATCTACTGCTGTTCCAAGCACTTCAACTACATCTGCTACTATTACTGTACCAGCTTTAACTTCTCCATTAGTAATTGGTTCTGAAGTTAACTTTATAGCTGCTAATGGTCAATTAGTACAAACTGGTTCATTCTTAACAGCTAACTATGCTGTGGGTGCAACTTCTCTTGTTATGAACGCAGCGTCTGGTGTAACTATCCCAGCTTCTGCTACCTTAGTTATTGTCCAATACCCAGAAGTGTTGGTTAAAATTAACTTCGGTATTCATTCATATTACGGCGCTTAAGGAGCAATAATATATGGCTATTTCACGTGCACAACTATTAAAAGAACTATTACCGGGTCTTAACGCTCTGTTTGGTTTGGAATATGCTCGTTACGGCGAAGAACATAAAGAAATTTATGAAACTGAGTCTTCTGAGCGTTCATTTGAAGAAGAAACAAAACTGTCTGGTTTCTCTGCAGCTCCTGTTAAAAACGAAGGTTCGGCCATCGCTTATGACAATGCTCAAGAAGCTTGGACTTCACGCTACAACCACGAAACTATTGCTTTAGGCTTCTCATTAACTGAAGAAGCTATTGAAGATAACTTGTATGACTCTTTGTCTGCTCGTTACACTAAAGGTTTGGCTCGTGCTATGTCTTACACTAAACAAGTTAAAGCAGCTGCTGTATTAAACAACGGCTTCTCTTCTAGCTATGTTGGTGGTGACGGCGTATCTTTGTTCTCATCTGCTCACCCATTAGTTTCTGGTGGTACTAACAGTAACATTCCTTCAACTCCTGCTGATTTAAACGAAACTTCTTTGGAAGCGGCTGTTATTCAAATCGCTGCATGGACTGATGAGCGTGGTCTGTTGATTGCTGCTAAACCTAAAAAGTTGATCGTTCCACCTGCATTGCAATTCGTTGCAACTCGTTTGTTGGAAACTGAACAACGTGTAGGAACTGCTGACAATGATATCAACGCATTGAAAAACAACGGTTCTATTCCACAAGGTTATGCTATCAACCACTTCTTGACTGACAGCAATGCTTGGTTCTTAACTACTGACGTGCCAAATGGTATGAAGCACTTTGTTCGTGCTCCCATTACTAATGACATGAGCGGTGATTTCGACACCGGAAACGTAAGATACCGTTCAAGAGAGCGTTACAGCTTTGGCTGGAGTGATCCCCTGAGTATGTACGGATCGACCGGCGCTTGATAATAAAGGGCTCCAACTAAATTAAGGCTCACTTCGGTGGGCCTTTTTTATGTTTGCTATTTTTAAAAAAGTATATATAATATTACCTGTAACGAAACCAAAACAGGATAATATCATGTACAGCCAATACCCAACAACCCGTAAAGAAGCTCAAGAAACTAAAGCAACTCACTATTTTACAGGGCTTCCATGTAAACACGGTCACATAGCTCTACGTAAAACTAAAGGTACATGTGTTGAGTGTCAAAAAATAGAATGGGAAGAAACTAATGCAAAACGTGCATTATTACCAAAATCAGAAGCTAGTAAAAAAGCAGGTAAGAAATATTATGAAAATAATAAAGAATTGGTAAAATTAAGAGCCCAAAGTAGAAAACCAGAAGCTATAATGCAGTATAGAAGAGCTTGGCAAAAAAATAACCCTGAGCTAGTAAAAGCTGATAATAAACACCGTAGAACAAAGCACAAACAAGCCACACCCAAATGGCTCACACAAGAGCATAAAGCACAAATTAAACAGTTCTACTTAGATGCTATGCTAGTCAGTAAAGTTACTGGAGTGCCCTATGCTGTAGACCATATTGTACCGCTCCGTGGTGAGTTTGTTAGCGGGCTACATGTACCTTGGAATTTAGCAGTTATAACTCGTGAAGAGAATAGCAAAAAATCAAATAAAATAAACTTGCAAGACTAAATAAAGTGGAGTATAAGTACAACATACCGGGGAATAATCCGGCTTAGTAGACAGCCCCCGCTGACGCATAGAAGACTACTAGGCTTAGACTTTCTATGAAGGAAACTAAAATGGCATTTACTACATTTTCAGGCCCAGTCCGTACAGGTACTGTTAAAGATACTACTGGCACCGTTCCGGGTTATATTGATAACACAGGTGTTGTTGTTTTATTACAAGCGGCAGCTCTTCCAGCTACTGCGGGCACTACTACTGTTGCGGTTCTCCCTGCGGGCTCTCAAATCATTGACATACAAGTAGACACAACTACTGTATTCAACTCAGCTACTACTCTTGTTATTGGTGACGGTACTACTGCTAACAAATTCGTTACTTCTACTACTATTACAACTGCTGGTCGTGACGATACTTCAGCTACTAAACAATGGCTTCAGTTCATAAACATCGGTACTACTGATGTTGCTATCGTAGCTACTACTGCTGGCTCTGCTGTAACTGGCGCTGCATGGGTTACTGTTACATATGCTCAAAAATCATCTACTGGTGCTGAAGCTCCTATTTCAGCTTAATAATTAATTTAAGGGGGCCAGAGTTGATCGACCTCGGCCTTAAACGATAATGCATAATACAGCCCTTAACTTTTTACATATAGGAGATTAATTATGAGTATGCAAACAGACGTCAAATCGATACACTCCAGTGCTGCAGTTTCAGGCACGGCTGTATCGTTGGTGCCGGGACGAGTTAGGTTAAAAAGCGTTATTATCGCAGGTGGTGCAGGTGCAGGTACTGCTACTTTTTCTGATGGTGCAACTCCTGCTAATGCTGCAGTAGGTCTTAGTAAGCTTGTATGTGATACAGGTGCTAATTCAAACGTAACAAATGTGTTAATGCCGGGTGAAGGGATTTTGTTTGAGAATGGTATTTGGTACACACCTACTACTACAGTGCCGTTAGGTGTTACTGTTGTGTATGGCTAAGTTATGGAACATCAAAGATCCTCAGACCCAGCAATACAAACGGTGAGAGAGCTTGCCACCCACAGTGCGGATATACGACATTTGCAGAATGACATGGATAAAATGATTAAAGATATGGATGAGATAAAAGAAACCATAAAAGAAATCAGTAAAACCTTATCTGAAGCTAAAGGTGGATGGCGTATGTTTATGATGATTGGTGGAGTTGGCGCAACAGTTGGTGCAGCGGCTTCTTGGTTATTTGACGTAATAAAGAACTAAAATTATGGCTACTAAAAAAGCTCCAAATTTAGCTGTTGGTAGAGGTGAAAAACTCCCGGTCTCTCAAGGTGCAGGTTTGACCGCAAAAGGTAGAGCCAAATATAATGCAGCTACAGGATCTAATCTTAAAGCCCCACAACCACAAGGGGGGCCAAGAAAGAAATCATTTTGCGCCAGAATGTCAGGTATGCCGGGACCTATGAAAGATGAGAACGGTAAACCTACACGTAAAGCCGCATCACTAAAAAGGTGGAACTGCGGTGCCAAGTAAATCAAAAGCTCAAAGAAATCTAATGGCAGCTGCCGCGCATAACCCAGCCTTTGCTAAAAAAGTTGGTATCCCTGCAAAAGTAGCTAAAGAATTTAATCAAGCCGACAAAGGCAAAAAATTTAACGAGGGCGGTAAAATGGCTAAAAAACCCGATCTAAAGAAACTGTTTAAAGGTAAAGATACTAAAGGCGAAGAGCTTAAAGAAGCTAAAGCTATTAAATCTGGTAAAATCACTCCTATGCAATATGCTAAAGGTGAGAAGATGGAAGATACCAAAAAGATGAAAGCTGGCGGCAAATGTTATAGAGCTGGCGGATTTGTAAAAGCTGCTGATGGCTGTGCTACTAAAGGTAAAACTAAAGGGAAATTTGTATAATGGCTACTAAATATTACAATAAACCAAGTGATCCAAAGATTAAATGGGAAGATATGCCCACTGTATCTGATGAAGAGAATGATATCCTTGCTGGCGAATCTGTAGCAGCTTCTAAAAAATCAACACCTAAGTATGATACTAATTTAAGTGATGCAGAACAAGCTAGACGCATAACTAAAGCATTAGTTCCTGCTAAAAAATCAACACCTAAGTATGATACTAATTTAAGTGATGCAGAACAAGCTAGACGCATAACTAAAGCATTGGTTCCAAATACTGAAGATGCTGATAGACAAAAACGAATTGACGCAAATAGAGACTATTTTGCAAAAAAAGGCGCTTTTAAAGATAATGAAGGTATGAAAAAAGGCGGATCTGTTAAAGCTAAAACTAAAACTTCGTGTTATAAATCAGGCGGCTCTGTTAAGTCTTCAGCTTCATCTAGAGCTGATGGCTGTGCTCAACGTGGTAAAACTCGTGGTCGTTTTGTCTAATGAAAGCTTCACGGGGTATGGGCGATATTAACCCAAGCAAAATGCCTAAAGGTAAAAAGATCATTCGTAAGGATGATCCTAATTCTGTAGATGAGTACAAGAAAGGGGGAGTGATAAAAAGCTTCCCTCCTCTTACCAAAAACAAAAGAGCTAAAAAATGACCACTACTGGAACCGCACTATTTAATCTTGACCTTAGTGAAATTATCGAGGACGCTTTTGAAAGATGCGGTTCAGAATTGAGATCGGGCTACGATTTTAAAACAGCCAGACGGTCTCTCAATCTACTGTTGATAGAATGGGCATCAAAAGGTATAAATCTTTGGACTGTAGAGCAAGGACAAATTGTTCTTAGCACAGGGGTAGCAACATACACACTGCCTGTTGATACTATTGACCTATTAGACCAAGTTATACGCACAGGTTCAGGTCAAAATCAATCCGATATAACTATATCAAGAATTTCAGAGTCTACCTATGCGACAATCCCTAATAAGAATGCGTTAGGTAGACCTATCCAAGTTTGGATAAATAGACAATCAGGAGCAACAACTCCTACAGGTGTAGCAAGTCCAACTATTAATGTATGGCCTACGCCACAAGCACCAGACTCTCAATATACGTTTGTATACTGGCGGTTAAGAAGAATGCAAGATGCTGGCGATGGTGTTAATACACAAGATATACCGTTTAGGTTTTTACCCGCACTTATTGCAGGTTTGGCGTATTACTTATCTATGAAACTGCCGGGTGTCGATATACAAAGGGCGCAGGCGTTAAAGATGGTTTACGATGAGCAATTTGATTTGGCAGCGCAAGAGGATCGTGAAAAAGCGCCGTTAAGAGTTGTACCTAGGATGTCATTTAGCCGATGACCAGAGAAGAACAATTAAAGTATTATAGAGATTATAATGCAACTAAACGTCCTAATAGCAGTGAGTACCATAAAGAAAATTATGCTACTAAAAAGGATAAAATACTAGCTCAAAAAAAGCAGTATAATATAGATAATGCTGAAAAAGTTAAAGCTCAAAAAAGAGCAAACTATTTAAAAAATGTAGTTAAACATTTGGCTACAAAAAAAGAATACAGGGAAAATAACAAAGGTAAAGTAAACGCCCTATCAAAAATGCGAAAAGTAAATAAAATTAATCGCACTCCAAAATGGACTTCAGAATTAGATGTATGGATGATGAAAGAGATATATGAGTTAGCCACACTACGTACAAAATTAACAGGTGTAAAATGGCATGTAGATCATATAATCCCTTTGCAGGGTGAACTTGTTAGTGGGTTACATACCCCTTTTAATATGCAAGTCATACCTGCTATTGAAAATATAAAAAAGGGAAATACATATGAGCTCTAAGTATGCTTTAGGTAAAATAGCATTAGGAACCTGCGATGTTTGTGGTATGGAGTATTTGCTTAAAACATTGCGCCCATTAACTATAAAGACTAAGATTACAAACATCCTTGCTTGTGCTACTTGTTGGTCCCCAGATCAGCCGCAGTTGCAGTTAGGTATGTACCCAATTAGTGATCCACAGGCTTTACGTAATCCACGTAGGGATACAAGTTATCAAGTATCTGGGCTAGACATAAACAACCTACCTTCTGGTGGGTCTAGAATATTCGAATGGGGCTGGGCGCCAGTAGGTGGAGCTTCACAGTTTGACGCAGTTTTAACCCCTAATGCCTTAGTTGCAATAGGGCAAGTTAGTTCAGTAACTACAACATAGAGATTAATATGAGCATTTTATCTGACAAATATCCACAAATTAAACCAGTAAAAGTACCTGATGTACCCAGTGCAGGAACTCCTGTAAAAGATGTAAAAACCTCTGGGATTAAAATACGAGGCACAGGTGCTGCTACAAAAGGCACTCAAGCTCGCGGTCCAATGGCATAAGCAATGAATTATGCTGCGTTAGTTCAAGCTATACAAGCGTATTCTGAGAATACTGAGCAACTGTTTGTCTCTAATATTCCCTTGTTTGTGCAAGAGGCAGAACTCCGTATATACAACAGTGTACAGATTCCAGTACTTAGAAAAAACGTAACAGGTAATGTAACAAGTAGTAATCCTTATCTGTCTTGCCCTAATGACTTTATGGCTGTGTACTCACTTGCGGCAATCAATGCTTCAGGTTCGTATAATTATCTTATTGATAAAGATGTAAGTTTTATTCGTGAGGCATATCCTAATCCAAGTGCTACAGGCCTACCTAAGTACTACGCAATATTTGGCCCACAGTTAACTTACCCTACAGAGCTTTCATTAATGTTAGTTCCAACACCTGACGATAACTATACTGTAGAATTACATTATTACTATATGCCTGAGTCTATAAGTACATCAGCATCTGGTACTAGCTGGTTAGGTGATAACTATGATCCTGTATTGTTCTACGGTGCTATGCGTGAAGCTATGATCTTTATGAAAGGCGAAGCAGATATGGTCGGGTATTATGAGCAAAAGTATCAAGAAGCCTTAGCGCAGTTGAAACGTTTAGGTGACGGACTGGAGAAAGGCGACTCGTATAGAAACAATCAAACTAAACTACAATATAATACCCTATGAAAATATGTAGACAATGCTTTGTGGAAAAACCTGATGAATTATTTAGGCTTATGAAAAAATCTAAATCGCAACATAGGTTATCTAAATGCAATCAATGTTATTATGAAGATAAAAAATTAGCTATACAGATGGGGTTAAAAGAAAAAGAACATAAGGTAAAAAGCGATAAGGTATATCGAGAAAAGAATAGAAAAAAAATACAGGCAACTCAAGCAATATGGCGAGAAAACAATAAGGACAAAGTTGCCATTACTACTAAGCGAACCAAATTAAAAAATATAGATAATATAAATTCTCTAACTGCTAAAAGACGAGCTTGTAAACTACAAAGGATCCCTTCTTGGACTACTGAAACAGACAAATGGATGCTCCGAGAAATACATGCGTTAGCCTTATTGCGTACAAAGTTGACAGGTGTAAAGTGGCATGTAGATCATATTATACCTTTACAAGGTGAACTTGTTAGTGGATTGCATACGCCTTTTAATATGCAAGTCATACCTGCTATTGAAAATATAGTAAAAGGTAATAAATTTGAGGTGTCTTTATGATAGTTCAAGGACAATGCACCGTATTCAAATTAAACCAATACAAAGGTCTAGAAAACTTTGCTGTAGGTACACCCTATGTATATAAAATAGCCTTATACACGGCTAATGCAAATCTTAATGCAGACACATTGGTATATACTACAGGTAATGAAGTTGTAGGTGCAGGCTATACAGCTGGAGGAAAGGTATTAACTATTATACCTCCTGCAAGTTCAGGTTCTACAGCATATGTATCTTTTGATAATATCTCATGGCTTACATCTAATTTTCTATGCCGTGGTGCTTTGATATATAATAGTACAACTAATGCTGCTGTAGCTGTTTTAGACTTTGGTTCTGATAAGACTGCATCAGGTACATTTACAGTAACTTTTCCACCCGCTACAGCAACAACTGCTGTGATTAGAAATTCTTAGGGTATAACATAAAACAAATTAGGAGCTATCATGCTTAAAGAAATTCAGGGTTTTGGCGATGTATCAGAGATTAGTTACCAAGCTAATGCGGTCAATGGCGAGTCTGTAGGTATTGAAGGATACTATCATGTTGAATGCCGTGATAAAGATGGTAATTTAAAATGGGAAGAGTCATTTCCTAACTTGGTTAACTCTATTGGTAAAGAGTTACTATTAAATACTCTATTACGTACAACTACTACATACACTACTGTAGGGCCTTTTCTTGGTCTTATTAATAGCTCACCTACTTTTCTTGCTGCTGATACTATGACATCACATGCAGGTTGGACTGAGTTTACTAACTATACAGTTGGCGGTTCAGCAGTTAGAGGTACAGCAGTATTTGGTGCAGCTTCTTCAACAGGTTTGAGCCCAGCTAACGTGACTACTTCATTGGCTACAGCTATTACGTACACTATTACAGGTGCTGGTGGTACAGTGGCTGGCTGCTTCTTGGTTACAGGTTCTGGTGCAGTAAGTACTCAATCTAGCACTGCAGGTACTTTATATAGCGCAGGTGCATTTGCTACAGCTAAGATTACAACTGTTGGCGATACAGTCAGCGTTACTTATTCAACTACTTGTACCAGTTAGATATAAGGGGTCTTAAATGGCTTTAGTCCTAAAAGATCGCGTTCAGGAAACAGCGACTCCTAATACAACGGTAAGTTTTACATGCAATGGGGCTGTTACAGGGTTTCAAACATTTGGCACTGCTATAGGCAATGCTAATACAACCTATTATACAGCCGCAGATACTGTTGGAAATTGGGAATGTGGTTTAGGTACTTACGCAACTGCTGGAAACTTAGTAGCCCGTACAACGATCTCAGCGTCTAGTAATGCTGGTAGTGCTGTTACCTTTCCCGGAGGTGTCAATTTATTTGTAAGCTACCCTGCAACTAAGTCTGTAAATCTTGATGCTTCTGGAAACGTAAGCGCATTAGGCACTATTGCTTCTGGAACTTGGCAAGGATCTACTGTTGGCGTTGCATATGGTGGTACAGGCGTTACTACGTCTACGGGGGCAAACTCTGTTGTATTACGTGATGCTGACGAGAATATAGTTGTTAATAGCGTTACTCAAGAGCTGGCTAAAACAGTTTCAAGTGCGACAATTACAACTTTAACAGCAGCTTCGTCTCATTTTCAAGTTCTTACAGGCACTACAACTCAAACATACAAACTCCCCGATGCCACTTTATTGCCCACGGGTTCTACTTGGGTATTTGATAATGACTCTACTGGCAATTTAACTGTTACTGATAATGCTGGAGCCACTGTAGATGTAGTCGCTGCTGGTGGGTACTCAACAGTATTTCTTGAAGCTAACGGTACTGTCGGTGGTGAATGGGGTAGATTTGGTATGATCCCAGCGGAAGTTAACTGGGGAACTAACAGTTTAAATTTAGGCGGTTCAACTCTTATTACCAATGGCGCTTGGAATGGTACAACTATTGGTACTACTTATGGTGGTACAGGATTAACAACATTTACCACAGCCAATAACGCTATATATTCAACATCAGCATCAGCTTTAGCTGCAGGTACTCTACCTGTGTTAGCAGGAGGAACAGGTGTCACTACAAGCACTGGAACTGGAAGCAATGTATTAAGTGCGGGACCTACATTCACAGGAACATTAAACGCAGCCAACATATCTTACACAGGCACACTCACGGGCGGTACAGGCGTAATCGCCATAGGTACAAATCAGATATATAAAGATGCTTCAGGCAACGTGGGACTTGGTAATACACCGTCAGGCACATATAAACTTGAAGTAACAGGGGCTATAGGCGCAAGTACTACTGTAACAGCTCCAGAGTTATTAGCCTCAAATGGGCTAGTATTAAACAACAAAACAGTTTCTACTTCATACACAATACCCACTGGATATAACGCTACAGCGACCGGACCTATGACTGTGGCTTCTGGTGCAGTGGTTACAATTCCTTCAGGCTCACGATGGATGATTTTATAGTATGGCTTCTACAATAAATGCAAAAACAACAGGCGTAGGTGGTATCGATGCTTCAGGCGATGCTTCAGGTGTCTTAGCCCTTCAAACAGGTGGCACAACCGCACTAACTATAGATGCCTCGCAAAACGTGGGGATTGGGACGAGTAGTCCAAATAAACAATTACAAATTCAATATGGTTCAACAAATAGTGGTCAATTACAAATAACTAATAACTCTACTGGAACTACTGCAACAGATGGTGTTTTATTTGGATATGATACATCTAATGATGTAATTATTAACAACCAAGAAGCAACAGCAACAAAGTTATATACCTCTGGCACAGAACGCATGCGCATCGACTCCTCAGGCAACGTGGGGATTAATACTACAGTAACATCTAATGGGTTATTAAATTTAGTAGTAGATGGAAGAGCATTGTTTCTTGCAGCTAAAACCCAAAGTGCTGGTGCAGAGGGTGGAGAAATGGCTTGGGCAAGGGGTACTGATGGAACAGCATTTTGGACAATGGACGTTCTTGCTGGCGCTGCTCCAACAATAAGAATAATAAACAATAGTGGAGCTGGAGTCAGTTTAGCAAGTGGTGCAACAGCTTGGGGAGCATACTCAGACATACGTTTAAAAACAAATGTCATGCCGCTAAGAGCTGTATTGTCAGACATAGCAGGAATTGAGTGTATAAATTACCATTTAAAAGATATTGATACCGATGAAGATCGTATTCGTATAGGTGTTTCTGCTCAGAGTCTTGTTGGAAAATTTGATGAAGTTATTGATGTTACACAAAAGAAAAAAGATCCAACAGATTATCTATCTGTACGTTACTCAGATATGATCCCTTATTTAGTCAAAGCAATCCAAGAACTCAAAGCCATCATCGACACGCAAAACGCTCGCATAGAAGCACTGGAGGCTAAATAATGGCTATCACACTAGATGGAACAAGTGGCATTAATACACCTAACAACTTTGCATACAAGAATTTATTGATTGATGCAGGGTTTACTATCAATCAACGGGCTTATGTTTCTGCTGCTACATTAGCATCAGGTGTTTATGGGCATGATAGATGGAAAGCTGGTGCATCAGGCGGTGATTATTCATTTACTCAATTAGCGTCAAATACTCAGATTACAATCGCTTCTGGTAAGTCTTTAATTCAAGTTGTTGAAGATAAGAACGTCAGTGGTACAAGTTATGTATTGTCTTGGGAAGGCACAGCGCAAGCTCGATACGCTGTTAATAGTGCTACTCCTGCTGGTTCTTATGCAGCTAGTCCTATTGTTATTACAGGTCAAACTGCTGGTTCAACAATGAGTGTTGAGTTTAATACTGGCACATTAAGCAAGCCTCAGTTAGAACTTGGAGCAGTAGCAACATCTTTTGACCAACGTGCGTATGGCACTGAGTTGGCTTTGTGTCAGCGATATTATCAAGCATCTCGCAGGTATCATGCTGGTTGTTCAACATCAAGTCAAGATATGACATGGCTTCTTCCTGTTTTTATGAGGTCTGCACCAACAGTGTTAGTAGTAGATTTTGTTGGTAATGTAAATAAATTAACTACAAGTTCAGGAAACAATATTGCTTTTAATGCTGGAGGTGTAAGCACAACAACAGATAGCATCATAATTCAATCAAATACTCTTTCAGCTTATGTTTGGTATGAATTTTATACATCTCTTTCTGCGGAGCTATAAAAATGTATAAACTAACTAACAACACATCAATAATCCGCATAGAAGATAACGCTTGTATCCCTAACGATCCAGCTAACACAGACTATGCACAATACCTAATCTGGCTTGACGAAGGCAACACACCTGAACCTGCTGACATACCACCTGTAATCATACCTGACATATCAATGCGACAAGCAAGGTTAGCACTTTTAGCTGATGGTTTGCTTGATGATGTTGAAGCTGCTTTATCTACACCTGAGTATAAAATATGGTGGGAATACTCAACGGTTGTTGAGCGTAATAATTATCTAGTTAATGACGTACTTAAAATTTTAGGCAAGTCAGACGAAGAAATAGATCAAATGTTTATAGGAGCATCACAGTTATGAGTAGTGTAGTTATAGCAGGAGATACCAGCGGAACTTGTACACTCCAAGCACCAGCGGTTGCAGGGAGCACGGTCTTAACTTTGCCAGCGCAAACAGGGACGGTGATGGTGAATGGCCCAGCGTTTAGTGCTTATCAGAGTGTGACACAAACAATTACAAGTTCTACGTTTACTAAAGTAAATTTTAATACAGAAGAATGGGATACAAATTCAAATTACAATACCTCAACATATAGATTCACTCCAACTGTAGCTGGGTATTATCAAGTAAGTTGTTCTATTGATGCAGGAGCATCTACCGCAGCAACTAGAGTTTTACCAAGCATATATAAAAATGGTTCTGGTTATAGATATGGAGGAAATCTTGGAACAGTTGCAGGAAGTTCTTTTACTAGCGTATGTAGCTCTATTGTTTATATGAATGGCTCAACAGATTATATTGAGTGTTATGGATATATTATTGCAACAACAGCAATTATTTCCCCAGGTGGTGGAACATGGTTTGATGCTTGTTTAGTAAGGAGTGCATAACATGAACTTATACGAAAAGATAATGGCACTTTATCCTGAGCTAACTCAAGATGACTTCATGACAACCATACGTTTACAGAATGACAGTGATGGTAATGGTGATTATATAAAAGAGTGGAATCATGAGCTTCCTAAACCCACTGATGAGCAGTTGAAGGGCTGATGTTTGGTATAGCTCCATTCTCAAAGACGCCTTTCTCTACGTTATCTAGTAGTGCGTATAGTTTTACTGTGGCTGAAAATATCAACTCAGCAGATTCTAATAGTCAGCTTTCTGCGTTTTTATTGTCACGTGCTGAAAATGTCCTTATGACTGATAACAACTCTGATGCAGGGTTGTATTTCGGAGGTATTGTTGAGACCATATCCAGTGCAGATTCTAGTACTCAATTAAGTACTTTTGGCCAAACACTCGCAGAGAATGTATCGTTAGCCGATACACCGACAATTAGAGCAGGGTTTGCGCAAAGTCCAACTGAAGCTATTACAGCAAATGACATTTTAGTTCCTTACTTTGCTGCCTTGCAGACTCGTGTAGAGCCTTTTACTATAGATGATGTGCGAACCATGTTGGCACAGATGTACCAGTCTATTTCAGAGCCTATAACCGTAAACGACACACCTACAATCTTAGCTCAATTCGCACAGTCTGTTTCAGAGCCTATAACTGTAGAAGATCAAAGAACAATATTAGCTCAATTTTCATCAAGCATTGCTGAAAACATATCTGCCAATGATGTAATACTTATCGGTAGTGCGCTTTTCTTTACTATAGTAGAAAACTTTTCATCAGACGACGCTAGGACTATTATTGCAGGATTTGTACAATCAGTTGAAGAAGCGTTAAGAAGCAATGATATAGATGCTGTAACTGCTCAATTTAGATCCACTATTGATGAAGTTGTATTTTTACTAGATAATGGGTATACAACAGGTTGGATAAAAATTGATGACAACCAAAACAGTATATGGACTGCAATTAATAACAATCAAACACAGTCTTGGAACAGTATTTCTGATGACCAAAACCCTAACTGGGTGCAAATAGATGATAACCAATAATATAGAAGGTATATAGATGAAATTTGATTGGACGGAAGCATCAACAAAACGTGGGCTTATTTGGGTAGCTACAGCTATTACAGGTGCGATCTTGATTTTTATGGGCAAACCTATAGACCAACTGCTGTTACTTGCTAGTGGTGTAGCTGGTGGACTTGGTATGATGTTAAAAGATTAATGTTTGGTGTATAATGATAACTTATATATGGTCTATAACAAGCCTTTCAACAGTACCTAAAGTTGATAACAAACTGGACGTAGTTGTGTTGGCGCAATGGACCCTAGTAGGTAAAGATGAGCTAGGTGTGCAAGGGTCATTAAATAGCAGTTCTCAATTTACATTGACACAAGGGCAAGGCTATACCCCTTATAAAGATTTAACTGAAGATGAGGTCATAGGTTGGGTTCAGGCTACATTAGGTGTAGCAGGTGTTACTAATGCCGAAGCCTCTATACAAAGCCAAATAACAAGCACATTAAACCCTAGTGTAATTCCAACACCACAACCATTACCGTGGGTTGTATAACCATTAAATAAAGGATAACTTTTATGCCAAGTTCTTATTCTCCCTCATTACGCATAGAGCTTCCCGGTTCTGGTGAACAGTCTGGTGTGTGGGGCACCACTACAAACAACAACCTCGGTACTCTTTTAGAGCAGTCTATAGCAGGTGTTCAAGCTATAACAATGACTGATGCAAACTACACTCTATCTAATTACAACGGTGTATCAGACGAAGCCCGTAAAGCAGTTCTAGTTGTTAGTGGTACTAACGCTGCAGTTAGAGACATTATCGCACCTTTAACGCCTAAAGTTTATACCATAAAAAACAACACAACTGGCGGCTTTGCTATCAATATTAGAGCGCCTAGTGGATCAAGTGTATCCATACCTAATGGTGTTACAAGTTCTGTGTACTGCGATGGCACTAACTTTAATTTAGCTTTAACACAAACTTTAGTAGCTGCTGGAACTGGTATCTCGGTTGGTGTTGTAGGAGCTACAAATACTATATCATTTGGTCCTATTACTTCTGCGCAATTAGCCACTGCTGTAAGTGATGAAACAGGGTCAGGCGCTGCAGTATTTGCAACAAGTCCTACTTTAGTTACTCCAAACTTAGGTACACCCACTACACTTGTTGGTACGAACATAACAGGCACAGCCGCAAGCTTAACAGCAGGTAACGCTACTACAGCCTCTAACTTAAACGGCACTTGGAATCAAATGCCAGCTGGTACAACAACAAACTTTTTTCAAGCGGCAGCACCAACTGGCTGGGTGCAACGAACCGATCTTAACGATTTTATGCTTTACATAGTGTCAGGAGCAGGTGGTGGATCTGGCGGTGTGCAAAGTCCGTTAACAATGAATGTGGTTCCTTACCATACTCATGGTTTCTCTACGGGTGGACAATCTGCTAACCACTCACATGGTATAGGGGATCCTGGACATTCGCACAGTGATCCGGGTGTACAAGTTATACGGGGTTCCCCATCAGGTACAACATCATTTCAAGAATGGAACGGAACCCACAGCACTGCTGCAGCAGCTACAGGGATATACACAGGTGGTACGTCTAATGACCATTCTCACTCAGGTAGTACAGATGGGGGCTCTAGTCAGACAAACTGGACACCTCGTTATTTATCAAATATTATGTGTTATAAATCTTAAGGAGTATTTATGGAAGTTTTAGTTAAAACATACCAGTATGGGGCTAATAAACATTTTGTAGGTGAATATCAGTTTCCTAAACACAAAGATCATGATATCCATCTTCCGCCAAATAGCACTTTAGTTGCACCTCCTGCAAATATACCTAAAGGTAAAGAAGCAAAATGGAACGGCACAACATGGGATGTTGTAGATGCAGATGAAAGCCATATCACTAAAGAGCAATTAGTACCTATATCAGGCTGATTAAATGGAAATTAAAACAATTCTCACATGTCCTTTAGGGTCTACTTGTACAGAAATTAAAGATGGGGCGATACACAAGTGCGCATGGTTTATTAAACTTGCCGGAACTAACCCAAATACAGGTGAGCGAGTAGACGAGGAAGGTTGTGCTATGCGGTGGGTTCCAACTTTATTGGTTGAGAACTCGATGCAACAAAGATCTACTAGCGCAGCGGTTGAGTCTTTTAGAAATGAAATGACCTCGGCAAATCAAACAAGTCAGCAAATACTGTTAGCGCAAGTTCAACAAAATTTATTAGATGGAAACTAAATTTTTAGAAGATTATATTGTTGTTATTAAAGATGCGGTATGTAAAGACTTATGTGAGAAGATTGTTAGTACATATAAAGACTCTAACGATTGGGAACTTCCGAATGCAGGTTACCCAAACATAAAAACATATCCGTCCAATGATGCTAGGAACTGTAGTATATTATATACTTCGCATAGGAATAATCTTCACAAAGCTTTTGTACGGCAGGAGATAGATAACGAATTGTTTGCAGTGGCTGCAGAGTGTATTACAAAATATAAAGAGATATTTCCAAATTGTAATACAAGTGAAGACAGTGGGTATGACTTATTAAAATATCACACAGGTGGTTATTGTTTGTCCCATATAGATTCTTTCTCTAAGATTACTAGAACGGTATCATGCTCTATGTTGCTTAATGATGATTACACAGGTGGTGAGTTTGCATTCTTTGACAGACGTATTAAATATAGTTTATCTAAAGGTGATGTAATAATGTTCCCTTCAAATTATATGTACCCACACGAAGTTATGCCCATCATCAGCGGTACTCGATACTCTATAATAACATGGTTCAAATGATGAGTCCCAAGTTAAAAACTATACACAACATGTTGCCTATAGAGTTAATGGATAAGATTAAAACATATTCCTATACTCAGAAAAATGTAAGAACAAATTTAACATCTTGGAACCCAGATTTGATAGGGACAAGTGGTGCTATTTTACTATACGATTTAAAAGATGAGTTATTGGCTGAGGTTAAAGCTGAAGTTAAAAAACATATACCTAACATAGATGATTACGGCCCTTTAACTGCAATGTATGTACTAGGGGGTCGGTTTAGTTTTATTCAATGGCATAATGATAATCCACATACTTTTGCCATGACTGTATACCTAAACAAACAGTGGGACATGAATTGGGGAGGAGCATTTGTTTATGAGGATACTGGCAAGCAGTTTATAACAGTTTACCCTGAGTATAATAAATCTATATGTTTTGAACCCCCCGTATGGCATACAACTAATATGTCTAACTTACAGGCTCCTTTAAGAGAAAGCCTACAGATATTTTGTGATCTTGATGGAAACTAATTATAAATCAGCTTTAGACCATATTCTTAAAAGTGAAGGAGGGTTTCAAGATGACCCTAGAGACAATGGTAATAAGTTACCTGACGGTAGAAAAGGCTGTACTAATCTAGGTGTAACTCAAGCAGTGTGGGAAGCTTATGTAGGGCACAAAGTCAGCACAGCTGATATGAAAGCTTTAACACCTGAAAAGGTTGCTCCATTTTATAAACACAAATATTGGGATGCTGTATATGGCGATGATCTACCCAGTGGTATTGACTATCTTGCTTTTGATTTTGCTATCAATGCAGGGGCCGGACGTGCGATAAAAACACTACAAACAGCCGTAGGCGTAACAGCGGATGGTGCTATAGGTCCAAAGACATTACAAGCAGTGAAAGCTGCAAGCGGTAAAGAACTTATTAATAAGTACACACAAGCTAAAGAAGCATTTTATAGAGGTCTTCCCTCGTTTCCTATATACGGTAAGGGTTGGTTAGCACGTACTAATGCTGTTGATATAACAGCTAAAACATTGATAGGATAGACTATGCCATTACAGTCCCGCTTTTTTATTAGCCCACCAAAGTTTTTTAGCATCGGAGACTTTCTTGTTGTGCTCTGCTGATTTAGGTTTACGTAGCTTTGCTTGCACTTCTGGTGTTTGCATAGTTGCTAGTCGTTGCTCCATAGACGCGTATACACCGAGACTTATTTTCTCTCGTGTTTCTGGTGAACTAATTGCCACCAATCGCTGTTCTGTAAAATCTACATTGGCGTTTAAAGACTTCATATTTGCACTTCTAATTGCTGCTATTTCCTCTTTTGTTTTCTTTGGTGGTTTTGGAGTATGGCCGGGATTTATTTTTTCTTGGTACTGTAGTGATTTTATACTCATCTTTTTTCTAGCGGCTTCTGTTTGGTGCTCTCCGCCAGCAGTAACATTAACCAATGTGCCCGTACCTATACGCAATCTACCATATAGTTCTATAAAGTGTCTTTCCAACTCTATAGCTGCTTCAATAGAGGTGCATGTATGAAGTTCCACAATAACATTGGTTGCCCCAATTTGCTCTACCTTAGCTCTACACGCCTGTGTCCTCCCAGTAGTTCTAACTGCGCCGGGTTTAAATCTTCTTGTAGAAGTCGTACACCCAACGTAAAATGGAACTCGGTTTGTGTCTTTCCAAATATATACATAAGTTATCATAGCAACCACCTTCAATTAAGTAGAAAAAGCTACTATAACACAAACAAAATAAAAGACCTAATATATAAAGTATTTAATATTATATTTGATAAGTCATTGAATTATAAGGACAGGTTATGCCATTACAGAAATTAGCACTACGAGCCGGACTTAATAGAGAGGGAACTAATTATTCTAACGAAGGCGGTTGGTACGATGGTGATAAGATACGCTTTCGTTCTGGCAACCCTGAAAAAATAGGCGGATGGTCAAGGCTTTCCAACTCTACTTACCAAGGTGTTGCAAGGTCTTTATGGAACTGGATTGACTTTGATGGCTCTAACTATTTGGGCGTAGGTACTAACCTTAAATACTACGTGGAACGTGGTGGCGACTATAATGATATCACCCCTATTAGAGCTACGTTTACTTCTCCAGCTACTAACAATTGCTTTACTACAAACACAACTGTAGGAACGGCTAATGTAGTTAGAGTAACTATTATTGCGCATGGCGCAACACAAAATGATTTTGTTACGTTTTCTGGAGCTACTGCTGTAGGCGGCATACCTGCATCTGAATTAAACGGCGAACATCAGATAACCTTTATTGATTCTAATACCTTTAGTTTTGTTGTAAGTACAAGTGCTACAAGTGTAGCAACAGGTGGTGGCACAGCTATAACCGCAGTGTTTCAAATCTTAACAGGTTTAGATGTATATGTTATAGGTACTGGTTGGGGTGCAGGACCTTATGCTCCTTATGTATCTACTACACTTACAAATCCATTTACTGCTACAGGTACGGGCATATCTGTACTAACAGTTACTCAAACAGCTCACGGCTTAACTACCGGAGATTACGTATACTTTAATAGTATTGCTTCTAATGCGTGTGGAATATTAAATCTTGTTCTGCAAAAAGCTTTTCAAGTAACTGTCACAGGTTTAAACACTTACACTATATCTACTGTAATAGGTTCTCTAACTTATACTACATCTTCTACAGCAGCATCGGGTGGTACAGTTGTTGTCTCTAAAAACTCTGAAATTGCACATGGTTGGGGCTCTGCATACATTACAGGTATAGGTGAACAGTTACGTCTTTGGTCTAATGATAACTATGGACAAGACCTTGTTATTGCACCTCGTGGTGGGGCTATATATTATTGGCAGGATATAACAGGAGTTGGGACTAGAGCACAGCTTTTATCTGATTTATCTACAGCAGCTTTGGGTAATACCTCTGAAAGCGGTTACACAGTGCCCTACGGCTCATATGTTCCTATTGCTACTAATCAAATCCTTGCTTCAGCTTTACAACGGTTTGTTATAGCTTTTGGCGCAAATTCTTATGCACCGTACCCTGCTTCTCCAGTAACTGCGTTTGATCCTATGCTTGTACGTTGGTCAGATCAAGCTCTCCCTTATGATTGGGTGCCTACTATTACTAACCAATCTGGTGAGTTTAGACTTACACATGGGTCATATATTGTCGCAGCAGAAGTGACTCGGCAAGAGAACTTAATTTGGACAGACTCCTGTCTTTATACTATGCAGTATTTAGGTCCTCCATATGTGTATAAGTTTGATGTGTTAATGGATAACATCTCTATTATATCTCCTAACGCAGCTATTACTGTAAACAACGCTACGTACTGGATGGGGCTTGATAAGTTTTATGTCTATAACGGTACAGTACAAACTCTTAACTGTACACTAAAGCAGTATGTGTTTGAAGACCTTAACTCAGCTCAAGGCTATCAGGTATTTGCTGGAGGTAACTCAGGCTATAACGAAGTGTGGTGGTTTTATTGCTCCGAAGATACAACTGTAGTTGATCGCTATGTAATTTATAACTACTTAGACAATGTGTGGTATTCAGGCACTATGGCTCGGTCTGCGTGGTTAGATTCAGGTATACGCCCATACCCTATGGCTGCAGATTATAATAACCGTATGCTTTATCACGAGTCTTCTGTAGATGATAATGCAGGGCTTACCACTGAGCCTATTGCCGCTTATGTGCAGTCTTCCGACTTTGATATTGAAGATGGTCAAAGCTTTGGTTTTGTATGGCGTATGCTCCCTGACGTAAACTTTAACGGATCGGCTGTTAATAATCCCCATGTGACTATTACTATAGTTCCTAGACAAAATTCCGGTGCACCATATGGTACAGCAGATGCGCCTGTGGTAACAAGCTCAGATAATTATGCTCCTCCTTACCCACCTAACTCAAGCGTGTACGTAGTACAACAATTTACAGGACAGGTTTACACAAGGCTACGCGGTAGACAGATGAGCTTTAGAATTGAGTCTGATTCATTAGGTGTTGCTTGGCAGCTAGGTAATCCTCGTTTTGACCGTCGTCCTGATGGCAGGCGCTGAGTTAAGTTATTGATTTTAAAGGCCTTTTATGACAGTTATAGCTCCTCTAGTTACATCTAAAGCCCCTAACTTATCTATTGCTCCACCTGAGTATAGTAAGCAGTATGCGGATATGTTGAACAATATCTTGCGGCTTTATTTTAATCAGATAGACAATGCACTTGCTTCTCTAAGCGGCAATGTAGGCGGAGCATACCTAAGGTTCCCTAATGGGGCCTTTCATCAGAACGGTGTTACCACGCTAACTGCAAACATGAGCAATGTCTCTACAGCTGATATTCAAGTAACAAGCACTGCGTTGTTTTTATCAGCAGGGGCGTTAATAATTGGAACTGAGTTAGTTGGTTATACAGGAAAAACACCAACAACATTTACAGGTATTACTCGTGGCGTATATGGTTCGACTAACACGTCCCATACGGCTGGTGCATATGTATCAGAGGCACAACCAGTACCCTCGCCGACAACTCCATTGACGGTGGCCATGACATCTATCGATGTTAGTAATCAAGTTACCATAGACCCTCTAGATAATACAAAAGTAGTTTACGAATTTCCGGGGTATTACAACATACAGTTTAGTGCTCAGTTGATATCTTTTTCTAATACGATTGATAATGTAACAATGTGGTTTAAACAAAACGGTGTGGACATACCTAATAGTGCTGGGATCATTAGTATACCAACTATTCATGCAGGTGTTGCTGGCGCTGCGATTGTTTCATGGAACCTTGTTATACCTATAAACGCAGGAGATTATGTGCAGTTAATGATGAGCTCTGATTCAGGTAATACTGTTGCTGCAACATATCCTCCGGGTGTATCTCCAGCTCACCCTGCATCGCCTTCAATTATTTTAACATCAACATTCGTATCTGCACTTTATTAATGATAAACTCTGTAAAAACAATACATAAGCGTTATAATGAGTAACTAGAAACAATACATAAGGGTTATAATGAGTAACTTAGCTGAACTTGGAACGATGCCTGAAATACTGCGCATTGAACAAGAACTACTGCAAATGCCGCAAGTAGAGTTACCCATAGAGCATTATCAAATAGATGGTGTTTATGCAAGGAGTATGTTTATACCTGCAGGGACTATATTGACAGGGAAGATACACAATTTTGAAAGCATTGCTATTTTAGCTAAAGGCAGAATAAGAATCACTAACGGAACTGAATCTTACATTATTTCTGAAGGCCACATCATGGTAGACAAACCGGGTGTTAAACGCTTAGGGTATGCAGAAACAGATGTAATTTTTATCACCGTACATAGAACAGATAACATAGAGATTGAAGCCATTGAAAAAGAACTCGTCTCTGCTACCTTTGAAGAATATCAACAGCAACTGCTGTTAGGAGATTTACCATGACATTTTTTGCATCAGCCGCTGCGATAGGTTCTACAATCGCAACTTCAGTAGCTGGGGCAGCTGCTACAGCACTTGGGGTTGGAGGCTTATCAGCAGGGGCAGCTGGCGTAGCTGGAACAGTTGGTTCTATTGCTGGAACAGCTATCGGTGGAGGTCTAGCGGGTGCAGCATTGGGCGCAGGTACCTCTGCACTAACAGGTGGGGATGTTGGTAAAGGTGCTCTAATGGGAGGTGTCACAGGTCTTGCTGGAGGCGCTGTTGGTGGAGTTGCTAGTGCAGCAGGAGCAGGGGCTACGGCTTCTGGAGCTATTGGTGGTGCGGCAGGGGGAGCGGCAGGATCTGCTGCTGGTGGAGAAGACCCTTTAAAAGGAGCTCTTATAGGTGGGGTGACAGGAGCTGCTGCTGGTTCCATGATGCCGGAAAGTATAAGCTCATCAGGTGCTCAAGAAATAAATGGTATTGGAAAAACTCCTTTGCAAGCACAAGCGGCATCTCAATCTAGTCCGTTAATTGAAGGAGCTAACATCCCACAATCAAGCGGGGCGGCTATTAATAATATACCAACTAGCGGGTCTCAGTTTTCAAATTTACCAGCATCAGATATGTCTGGAATTATACCCCCTTCAACTGGTATTATGGACAAAGGTGTTAAACTGATTAAGGACAATCCAGCCATAGCAATGCAGTTGGGGGGTGCAGCGATGAATATGATGGGAGGTACTTCTAGCAAACAACAATCTCAAGCACCTGCTACTGCTAGTATCTACGACCCTATACCTTATATACAACAAGATATTCCAAGGACTACCGTGCCACAATATTATTATGCTTTCGGTGGATCTGTAACTGACTCATCGCAACAAGGCCAAATGAATCCAATTGTAGCTAGAGCTATGCAACAAATTCAACAAGCACAACCACAAGCTCAACAGCCTGTACAACCTCAACAAACACCTGCTCCGCAGGGAATAATGGGCGCACAACCTGCAATGGCGCAACCTATACAACCCGTACAACAACCTGTACAACCTCAACCTACTCAAATGGCAGCTGCTGGGGGTATGATGAGGGATAATTTAGGCGGGTACTCTCATGGTGGTATTGCTGGTTTAACTAGAGGTCCAGGGGATGGTGTTAGTGATTCAATCCCCGCTCAAATAGGTGATAGTGGTAAACAACCCGCTAGACTTGCTGATGGTGAGTTTGTTATTAGTAGTAGAATTGTGTCTGAGTTAGGTAATGGTTCTACTGAAGCAGGTGCGAAAGCTCTTCAAGCAATGGTAGACCGTATTCAATCTAGACGTAAAAAATCTATTGGAAAAGGCAAAGTTGCTGTAGACTCAAAAGCAAGAAAAGAGTTGTTGGGATGATAAAGAGTCAAGCAAGAATAGAGGCTATAAATAATGGGTATAAATTTTATACCCCAGAAACTCCTTGTTTAAGAGGCCATACTTTACGAACCGTTTCTGACGGAAGATGTGTAGAGTGTAGAAGAATAATGGAAAGGTTGTTAGTTGAAAAAAACAGGGCTTCATATAATGCTCGTAAAAGAAAAGAACGACAACATCGACTTCCGGAAATAGCTTTAAAAGCAAAACAAACACGAGCATCTGAGCCTATGGAAATTAAAACTTTACGAAGAGAAAAAGCTAAAATAAAAGCTGTTGAATGGCGACTTAAAAACCCAAATCACGAGGGGGTTAAAATAAGTAAAGCCAAATGGAGATTAGAAAACAGAGGGTCTACAAATGCATTGTGTATAAAACGTAGGCTTGCAAAAATAAACCGCACTCCCAAATGGACAACTAAAGAAGATTTAGAAACCATTAAGCAAATTTATACTTTTGCCAACAACTTATCTAAAGTTTTTAATACTAAATATCACGTAGATCACATTGTACCTTTACAAGGTATGTTGGTCTCAGGTTTACATGTACCTTCTAACTTGCAAATTATACCAGCTGTTGATAACGTAAAAAAAAGTAATAGTTATGAGGTCGGTGCATGAGTTTAAAAGTACAACATGTAGATCCTAACTATATACATCAAGTATGGCCTTTTGTTGAACCTTGGTTTACACCTGTATTTGAGAAGAGTGCTATATCTGATTACTATTCTATAGATAATCTTAAAGACTACCTTATTCGTGGGGAGCATACACTTGTTGTAGCTACTGATGATGAAGGTGTAATCCACGGGGCTATAAGTTTACAATGGTTAAATTTACCAAAAGCTAGAATTGCTTTTGTTGCCGCTATAGGTGGTAAGTTTATTGCTTCAAGAGAAACCAACCAAGAGTTTGTGAACTGGGTTCGCACAATGGGTGGTACAAAAATTCAAGGTTACGCCAGAGAATCCATAGCTCGGTTATGGAGACAAAAATTAGGGTACACCACCGCACATATTGTTATGGAGTTAGCGTTATGATATTCAAACCAAGCAGTCTTCACAAATTCTTTTTTACTTATATTTGCCCAAGGTTTTATGGTGGAGCACCTGCTACTCCTAGTCAAACTACGCAGACAGTAAACCAAAATACCATACCTGCGGAGTTAATGCCGTATGTTAAGAATATGCTTAACAGGGCAGAGCCTTTATCCCAATTAGCATACGTTCCCTATAGTACCAATGCTGCAGACTATGTAGCTCCATTTAGCCCATTACAAAAACAAGCGCAAGCGGGTGCGGCTAATCTACAGACGCCAAGTCAATTTGCTCCAGCTACTCAAATGGCAGGTGTAAGTGGTATAGGTCAATTAGGTACAGCAGGTCAAGCGTTAGGTTATGGTGCTCAAGGTGCAGGTTATGGTCAAACTGCTGCTAATGTAGGTGCAATGGGAGGTCTTGGTTATGGAGCTCAAAGTGCTGACTTAGGTATGCAAGCGGCAGGTATGGCAGGTCAAGGGTATGGAGCTGGAGCACAATATGCTCAGCAAGCAACTAGCCCTACGGCAATAGGGGCTTATATGAACCCTTACATACAACAATCTCTTGCACCGCAACTTCAATTATTAAACCAACAGTATGGTATTAAACAAGCTCAACAACAAGGTGCAGCAACACAAGCTGGAGCATTTGGTGGAAGTCGTGAAGCATTACAAGGCGGATTAATAAACCAAGGGCAAGCTTTAGCTCAACAAGAAATGATTGCGCAAGGGTATAATCAGGCATTTGGTCAAGCTCAGCAAGCTCAACAGTTTGGTGCAAACCTAGGTTTACAAGGTATGCAAGCTGGTAATCAGGCTATGCAAACTGGGCTACAAGGTTTGGGTCAAGGTCTTACTGGTGTTAACACAGCTCTTCAAGGGTATCAACAAGGTATGGCTGGCTCACAAGCTGGTCTAGCAGGTGTTCAAGGTGCACAACAAGGGTTTACAGGTGCAGCTAATACTGCAGCAACTCTAGGTAATTTAGGCACAGCCCAATTAGGCGCTGAAACAAGTGTACTAGGTACACAAGCTCAGTTTGGTGCACAGCAACAAGCTCAACAACAGCAAGCTATTGATCAAGCTGTACTTAACTATCAAAACGCTCAACAGTATCCTTATATGCAATTAGGCTTTATGTCTAATTTACTTCGTGGCACACCTATCAATAACACAACTGAAACGCAGTACATGGCTCAACCAAGTGCGATGCAACAAATAGGTGGCGCATTAGGTACAGCAGGGTCTCTATATGGAGCGTACACTGCTAAGAAAGCTGAAGGCGGACGTATTCAGGACAACAGCTATGCTAAAGGAGGTATTGTAGGCTATTTAGAAGGTGGCTCTGTTGAAGAAAGTATGCGCAGTAAGTTAGAAGACTTAGACGTATCACATCTTCAACAAATTATTCAAAGCAACGAAAGCCCTGAAATGAGTAAGCTTGCCAAAGAAGTATTGGCTACTAAGTTTGCTAAAGGGGGGATAGTTGCGTTTGCTAAAGGTGGTACACCTCCAAATGTATTACGAGATCCTGCATACTATGAAGACATTGCTAATTATACTTTAGAAGATTTAGCTGCTGAAAGTGATCCAGAAGTTAGAGCATCAAGAATTGACGAATGGAATAGGAAGTATGGTAAGCCAAAAGCTACTGAGCTTCTTGAACCTGAGCACATTCAACCTAAACCAGTTAATCCAAACTTAAGTGAGAATGAAGCTCTCAATACTTTAAAAAATAAACCTAAAGGTTTAGCAACTATTCCCGGCGAAGATGTTGTTCGTCCACCTGCTAATGAAGGAATTTTAACTAGAAGAGGCACAGGTCTTGCAACAATTCCGGGGGAAGAGGTTATACGTCCGCAAAAAGGATTGGCAACAATTCCGGGTGAGGGGGTAACTGTTGAAAGGCCTGAAAGTGCTACAGCAGAAGGTTCTCCTAAAGCTACTGGTAAAGGTCTGACAGCTATAAAAGGATTAGCTCCAGTTGCGTTAAAAACTTTAGGGACTTTAAGTTTGCCTGAATTGGTAGATGCTATGACAGGTCAACCTGAAGATTCTAAAACCTTTAAAGAATATGAAGCTATAAAGAAAAAATCAGGAATGAAAGGTGTACTTGCGCATATGAATGAGCAAGTTGCTGAAGGAAACGCCAAAGTAGCCAAGGGTATTGCAGCTTTCGCATCTGAAAATATAGCCGAGCCAGTTAAAGAATGGTGGTTAGGAGAAGATGGCCAAACACAACAACCTGTAACCAAAACTGCTGTAACTCCAAGTGCACCTGCAGGGATAGATTCACAAGCACAAGCTCCATTGCAAAAGCAAGAATCTCCATACTCTGCTGATGCGTATAACCCTGTGTACACTCAACGCAAACAACCTGCTGTAACTCCACCTGTAGGGGGCGCAAGGCAAAGTATTGTACCAAGTGCCCAACCTTCCTTTGGTGGTACACCTGAAGAGTCTGAGATATTACAAGCCAACTTAGCTAGTGAGCCTGAAGGATCTGCTAAAGCTGGGGAAGTTGCCAATGCCAAAACTGAACAAGATATGGGTTTTTATCAAAAGCAAGTTGCTGAGATGTATAAACAAGCTGGTCTTGGTAATAACGAAGGCGCAGCAGCTATGCGTAAAGAGATTATGGATGAGTTGGCAAACAAAGAAGCTAATGAAAAACGTCAAACATATTTGCGTATGGCTGAGTTCTTTTCACATTGGGGATCAACTCCTGGTGCACCTTTAGCCGCAGGTATGCGATCTCTAATTGCTACAATGCCGGGTTATTTGGAAGACAAAAAAGATCAAGAAAAGTTACAACGCGGATTGCAAGATTCTTTATACAAATTAGATCAAGCTGATCGTCTTGAAAAAATTGGTATGATTAAAGAAGCTGCGGCATTAAAACATGACGCGTCACAATTTGATAAAGAAGTAATGAAACTTCAACATGAAGCTGTTCAAAATAGATTACAAGAAGCTGCTGCAGAAAGACGTGCAAAAATTATGGCAGGGGCAAGCACAACCAATGCTGTCATTGGGGCTACTTCTCGTATTGACGGCACTACTTCAGATACTTACAGGGGTAATAATATAAAGGCTTTACAAAATCAAGCTACCAATATTACTCGACAAATGGCAAATTTACTTCCCGAAAGTAAAGAATTGCCAGGTCTTAAAGCCCAATTAAAAAATGTTAACGATAGGATGGATGCGTTAATAGATGAGTCAGGTGCAAAACCAAAGACTAGGTATGATCGTTGGTTAACTGAAACAGGAAAAATATAATGTCTAATGAATACGGTGAAGTTCCTGAAAGTTTAATACGAGCTGTTAGACATGTAGAGTCTGGTGATAGGCCAAATCTTACATCAAGAAAGGGCGCTCGGCATGAGATGCAAGTCATGCCAGCTGTTGCCAGAAAGCCAGGTCATGGGGTAGCACCTGCTAGAGACAATAGTGCTGATGAATATAACCGTGTCGGTGAAGAATTACTGGCAGCATATTGGGATAAGTACAGAGGTGATATACCTTTAGTTGCAGCAGCTTATAATGCGGGCGCAGGGGCTGTAGATCGACATGGTGGGGTACCGCCTTATGATGAAACCTTAAACTATATACGTAAAGTTACAGAACGTATGAAACATGAGGACGGTCAAGATTTTACTCCAGAAGAAGTTGCTCAATTTGAAAAAAGATATGCAGAAGAACAAACTGCAAATAATAAAGAGTTTACTCCTGAAGAAGTTGCCGAGTTTGAAAAAAGATATGCTGAAGAACAAGCTGCTCTAGAGCCTGAAGTACCAGAAGGTGAAGAACCAAGTATGTTAGGCGAAGCTTGGCGTAGAGGTGTGAGTGGCGTTAAGCAAGCAGGTCAAGGTGTTATCACCGGAGCATTGTCTGCATTAGGTCAGGATGAACTTGTGCAAGAACGTATAGTAGAGCAAGAAGCCATTGCAAAAGCTGAAGCAGAAAGAGAAGCACAATATCCAGAGTTAGGTTCTAAGACTTTCCAAGAGATTCAAGACACTGCTGAAAAGGAAGGCACTTGGGCAGCTATTAAAAAAATACCAAACTATATAGGTCAAAAGGTTGCAGAGTCTGCACCATCTACTGCAACGCCGTTAGGCGTAGGTATGGCTGCAGGTATGGTTAATCCAGCATTAGGCGTAGCAGCTGGGATTACAGCATCTATAGTTCAAGAGTTTGGCTTTATGATGGATCGCCAAATAGAGAAGGCTAAAGAAGCTGGTGAGTTGGAACCTGAGAAAGCTGCGATTGCTGCAATACCTGCAGGTGCTCTAGATGCTATTGCCGATAGATTTACATTAGGGATGAAGTTACCTTCATTCTTAACACGAGAAGTTAAGGAAGGTGCAACTGACGCTGTTGCTAAAACATTTGGCGGCGAAGTTGCAAAGCATGTAGGCAAAGGTATTATCGCTGAAACCCCGACAGAAATGGGGCAAACTGAGTTAGAGCGATGGCAAGCAGGTGAGCCATTATCTGGTCCAGAAAACTGGGCAGAAGTTAAAGAGGCTGGTATCTCTGCAGGTGTTGCTGGTGGAGCTGCAGGTACACTTGGTGGTACAGCATCTTATCTACAAGGTGCACCTATGCCTGAAGCTACAGGCGAAGAGCCTATTAGCGACACTGCTGTAGAACCACCTGCACCAGAACCGATATCCCCCGTAGGCATGGCACCTGAAGCTACAGCAACTATACCTGAGCCTATACCCGAAGCTACAGCAACTATACCTGAAGCTATACCTGAAGCTACACCCGAAGCTGCTGTAGAAGTACCTACACCTGAAGCTACAGCAACTATACCTGAAGCTACAGCAACTATACCTGAAGCTGCGACACCTTTTGATAAACAGCAAGCTGCTGAGTTGGGTTTGTCACAAGATGAATTTAAAAAAATTCATACCTATAAAGGGGTAAGCCCTTTTAAAACAGATGGTGAAGCTGAGGCTGTTTATAAGGAGCATATGGATGCTCAAGCTAAAACAGTAGCAGAGCTTAAAAAGATATCTTCTTTACCAGATTTGGATTCAACTGTAACCATAGGGGGTAAAGATTATACAAAACAAGCGTATATAAAGTCTCAGATATTACACACCAATGGTTTAATAAATACAGAACAAGCTGAGCAAAACTTTGAAGCCTTAAAACCTAAAGGTAAATCAGAAGACGTTTCATATGTACCTAGAGATGACACGTACGCCGAACACTATAAACACGTAACAAATAAAGGGGAAGCAAGTATAGATACGGCAGGTCGTGGTCTATATATAACTTCAAATAACCCTGCACAAACTCATAATATAAAAGCTATATCTGCGCAAGATAGAGGAGATAAGTTACTGCTTGAAACTGTGAATAAAGGGCAAGTATCGGTAGATTATGCTAAAGGTAATGTGACCTTTACTGGTCGTGATAAATCAGGAAGCCCAGTTCCACTAGCTCATTTTAATAAAGTTGAAAATAATTTATCAGACTTATTAAATAACAAATATGGCTCCAAAGAATTAAATAAAACAATATATGACTCGTTAATAAAGCCCTCAGAAGAAGGTGCTCTTCATGTTATTGATAAATTAGGATTTGGTGATAGTGCGTCCAAATTATTTAAAGCTGCAGAGACAGGGTTATGGAGAAAACACCATCCAGATTATGTTGATGAATATAATAAAGAGATGGGTGGTACTACAGAAACTGAACCTTCATACTCTACAGCGCCAACAGAAGCTACTACAGGTCATACTACAGCGAGTTTGAGCAGAACTTTGTCTCCTGAGATGAAACAGCTTGTAGCGTCAGGCAAAGCTGTTATTCATGATACTCAAGATACATTGCCCGGTGAAAATCATCCAGCTAATGTAAAGGGTATGACTACAGCCGAAGGCGTTACGCATTACGTTGCTAATAAACTAACACCTAGTACTATAGAAAGCGTTGCACTACATGAAGTAGGCGTACATGCTGGTATGGAAAAGATGCTTGGCAAAACCTTATGGGAAGATGTTAAGAACCAAGCCTTAAACGGTCAGGGTAAAGAGTTTGACAGAGCCCGTGCTGCTGTACCAAAGGGTACACCGGATCATTTAAGAGCTGAAGAAACTCTAGCCTATCTTGTTGAGCACTCTCCACAGCTTTCATTAGTGCGTAGAATTGTTGCAGCTATACGAA